GTTTTAGTTAATTTCAACCCAGTTATAGTAGATAAAGCAACATCAAAAGCAACACTAACTCCAGTATATGTAAAAATTACAGTATCTAAAAATGTACTAAATTTATTTAGAAACTCTACAATATTGTTTCGTTTGTCTATAATATTTTGTAGTGTTTGAGGATCTGGGCAAGTGCCGTCTGTTGGGATTTGTTTTAGTAAATTTTCTAAAGGTAATTTAATTAAATTCTCGTTATCTGATGTTTTTTTAATTAATAGTAAAGACAATTTTACTAAAGCTGATTTAGGATCAGAGATAGCATTTTGTATAGAAGTTATATCAATCCCAGCCATTACAGAGTTTTACTTATATTCGATTTAGTTGTAGTCTCTAATTGAACCTTTAAGGTAGTTAAATAAGTTATAAACTGACCAGCTGCTGATGCAACTGTAGAAACTGGGATATTTGTTAAAGTTGCACTTAAAAGAGATAATTGGTCTACTAATTGAGTTAAAAGAGTTATAGTAGTATCACCGTAAAGTAATGGTTGTACCGCATTAGCCCCACCTAATAACACGCTATTGGATTGAATCACTGACTGTGGTGAGTCAACATTGAAACTGTTTAAAGCATTGATATTTACAGTTTTAGTTGATGATAAAAGTAAATGATCTTCTGTAGTATTAAATACTAAACGGCCTGAGTTTAGAATAAGCTGTTTACCAGAGTACTCATTAGGTTGGGTTGGTGGATTAGAAGTATAACTAGAGTAAGAAGTACTAGAGGCTTTTAAAGGTATTTTTTGAGTACTAGTAAAATATATAGAAGTATCATCATTATTAATATCTTCTATAGTTGGAATCCATCCTTCATCTGTTTGATTACCTTGACCATTACGAATAATAGTAATAGGGTCGCCATTAGTTCCTATAGAAGACCATGTATTAGGAGTATTTTTAACAGTAGATCCTAAACGGATTGAATTACCCCACCTACCCTCAAAAATTCTATCTCCTTCAAATGGTAAGAGTGGATGTATATTCCCTCTTTCAACAAATGTTCTTCCTAAAAATATCTCAGTAGATTGATCTGTTACTCTTCTTACACTACCTAACTCTGTCTCAACATAATCTTTTTGTTGTGAGGGAGGTAATATATTAGAGTTTTGAGGAAAAGCATTATGGTGGGGATGATTCCAAATACCCACAACACTCATATAATAAGCTGTCTTAGATGAAGCAAATTCACCTATATCAGTATTTGGGAAAGAAGAGATAAATACTATCTCATTTATTAAAGGTAAATTCCTAGTAGAAGGATCATAGGGTTTAGCTGTAGGATAAGATTGGTTTGGAGATACAGGTTGGTCAACTAAAACATATTCAATTGTACCTAAACCATTCCATTCACCAAGTTCTTTCCAACGCGGATGAGTCTCATCTAATACTATGCTAACTACTCTACCTACATTTTGAACAGGAAAAGCTATAGAAAATCTAGACTTATCAAGTAAAGCCCCTAAAACACCACCTGACCTATTTGTTTTAGCCATTACTCCTCAGATTTAAACTTACTTATCTCATCAAGTAATTGTTGTTTTTCTTCGTCTGAAATTCCTAAGCCAGCATCAGTTGCTTCACTATTCATTGCACGTTGTGCTAGGGCAGCCATTTTAATTAATAGGTCATCATTTTTGATGCCCATTTCTAGGTATTCTTTAATTAAGGGAACTAAGAGAGTAGCGTCACCTATTTCTTCAATCATAGGTTTTAGTTCATTGATAAGAGCATTTATTTGCTTATCTTTTTTCTTTTGATTGTCATAGATTTCCTCTAATAAATCAGAGAATTTCTTTTTACCAAATACGGTTTTATCAAACTGGCTCATGGTTATAAATATATTTATTTAAACTCTACATAACCGTGTTCTAAATAATGTATATAGTTGGATCTAAATATACTGTATAATTGTCCTGCTATTTTAGTTATTTTTGGGGTTTTAGCGTCTATCTGTTCCCTAATGTAGATATATAATGCTTTCTTATTAAAAACGTCTATACTGTCACGTTTACGGAATAGTTCTAAAATAGCATCAGCAATTTGAGCATCTTCATCTTTAGGAAACAACTCAAAAATATTCTCAGTACAATACACTGTAAACTCATCTATATAATATGATAGTTTATCATCATGAGCATCTTGTAATGTTTCTTCAATTTGATAAGAAAATTTTTCATTCTCATCTAATCCTTCAACAGGTGCCTTATCGATTCTACGCTTGTAGTTTCGTGTGTTGGATATAATTAAATAACGTTTTGCAATTGTACCAAAGTAAGAGTATGCTTTAGATCCTTTAGTCTGATCGTATAGATGTATTTTAGAGAGAAGAAAGGTAATTACCTCATGCTGAAGATCTTCAATATTTTCTACTTCTGTATAATAGAACTTAAAAGTATGGATAATATTCTCAGTAAGTTTAAAAAATGGATAATGGATATATCTATGATATATTCTTTCTTTTTCTAATGTATTAGTTGCTTTATTATATCTTACAATAGCATCCTCTGTTTCCTGAGTGAAGTATTGTACACCTTTTTTCTTTTTAGGGATTATTTCTTCACTCATAATTTTATGTTATAGGGTCTTAACATATCGTTTAACATTTTAAGTCGATCAAAGAAAAATCCTACTTCATCATCACTTTTAAAAGTACCTTTAGCATCAACTTCATCAATCCGCTTAATCATAAATTCTACAGTACTACCTAAACCATTAATATAGTCTTGGTATGAGATAATAGCTTCTTGTCTTTTGTTAAGTTCGTCTTCGTATCGTTCAACTTTCTTAAGAAGGTTAAAGGTCGTGAATCCTAAGATCACGACCGCAACCAAAAGTATAATAATGGTAATTATCATATACTATCTAATAGATTTTTTAATCCTTCACTTCTAACTCCACTAAGTGCTTTTTGCTTGGTGACTGAAGGAGTGTTAGTTGTTTTTTTAACTGGGGCTGTTTTAGCAGTTCCATTTTTAAACTTAGGTAACCATTCACGTTCAAACTCAATACGAGCAGCCATCATATCAGCAAAATGGAGAATATAAGGAAGTGAAGTACGCGGTTTAACCTCAGGAGTGAATCCCATAAAGTACTTCTTATTTGCTTCATCATATAAACCATCATGAGTTTGAATACCTATCATCTCATTAAAGGTATATTGAATGCCATGAGATTGAAGAAGATAAAGACCACGGTCAGGAACTGAGGCAAATGCAATTTTATCATTATGCATATAATCTTCACCTAGCTTATTTCGTCTCCATTCATCAGTTTGGGGAATATAAGCTTCATTTTCTTCATCACCCATCTTACCTAGGTCATGGTTGATTGCAGCAAAAACAAGTTCTTCCATAGTGTATGTACTTGTATCTACTCCTTCATCAGCCCATAGTTGATGTTGTTTAAGAGCACAACGTACAACACGAATAACATGTTCTACATAACCACCTGGGAAAGCATTATGGTATTCTTTTTTATGGGCAGCAGGCATTAGCATTAAGCGATCAGCGTACTGATTATAGAAGTCTAGGAGTTTTTCTTTACGAGGTGAAGAGATATGTTCTTCAATAAGTCCTAAAAATACTTCCCAATTGTTTTGGATTTGTTCTGCTGTAAGATTCATAACTTTTATTTAAAATTAGTTTTGACGTTGTACCATCATTTTAAGGTCACTGATAATATCATGTGCCTCTGCAATAAGTTTTTGGTATTGTTCTTTAGTTGTGGTTGGGCGTGTAATTAAAACACCCATAGAGGTTAACTTGCCTTCAAGTTTCTCTAGTTTTTGAACTGCTAGATCTGGATTTCTCATGTTTAATATTTTTGTTGGGTTATAATGTAATGTAGATATATGTTGGAATCAAGTTTACTTGATAAATTTCTCAACTATATCTTGGATTTGTTTTAAATGAGCACATTTCTCATACTCTTCTTTACATTCAAAGAATTTAATAGCCATAACTAAGGCAAATACTAAATTATCATCAGCAAAAGTTTTTATAGCATCTATATCTATTTTACGTTTTAAATTTAATTTAGAAGCATAAAACCACACCCTTGAATAAGTGACTAAATCGGCTATATCATCTAAACCAGCTATTTCTTTAATTAATTGTTCAGGAAGATGATGTTTAAGTTGATGGTAGAAAGCTTTATTATTTAATATAATTTTTTTAAGCATCCCTACCCAAAATATAGGGGTTTCTTGAATTAAAATAAGTTCATCAGCTGCCTTAGCTTTTTGCTCTAAGGGAGTATCAAATTCTGTTGAATCGAATAGATTAAATATTTTATTTATATCCATTTGCATATACATATATGCGTAGATCAAGAAACATATAGGTAAAATTAGAGCGAAAGACCGGATTCGAACCGGCGACCCTGACCTTGGCAAGGTCATGCTCTACCAACTGAGCTACTTTCGCATAAAGTAATGATGGGAATCCTGACTACCCATACGTCCTGGACATGCCCCCTTTCACCCACAACCCAACAGAGTAGCTAATTCTGCTGTTAACGATTGGTTGGATTGCTTACCAACACCCGCGGCAGAGATCATGAATATAACCTTGACGGGACCCTAGAGGCTACCAGGTTGCGCATTCTACCCTGTAGTTTAGGTGGTTTTACCTCACATGTCTGTATGACCCAATATTCCTGCTTTTCAGCAGTTCAACCAGTGCCTTAAGAGCTCTCAACCCTTTATTCAGCCACATTACTTTTGAGCCTCAAGCCGGACTTGAACCAGCGACCTACTGATTACAAATCAGTGGCTCTACCAACTGAGCTATTGAGGCAAATCTCCCTTACAAAACTTCAAGCATACGTTCTCAAAGAACCTGGAGGAGGTCGTTTTTCAGGCTAGACTCAGTATTATTCTGCTACTGTAGTGTCAGCTGTAACTGTGGTATCGGTAGATACTACAAGAGTGTCTACTGTGGTTGATTCAGTAGTTGCTGCTTCGTTGGAACAAGCTACAGCTACAGCAGCGATTGCGATTGCGAAAAATGCTTTTTTCATTTTGTTTTTGTTAATTAATTATTTAATGATATAAATATATAAATAAAATCTGACTGGGCCAAACTTTATTTTGTGGACCTTGAGGGGCTCGAACCCCCGACCAATTGATTATGAGTCAACTGCTCTAACCGACTGAGCTAAAGGTCCAGTTGTTGGAAGGGACGGATTCGAACCGCCGTACCCAATGGGAGCAGATTTACAGTCTGCCGGTTTTAACCACTCACCCACCTTCCAATTTTGTTACCCCCCAGGGACTCGAACCCCAATTAATTGGACCAAAACCAATTGTCCTGCCATTAGACGAGAGGGTAATATAGTCGAGATGACAGGGTTCGAACCTGCGACCCCCTGGTCCCAAACCAGGTGCGCTACCAACTGCGCTACATCTCGTGGCGGAGGCTCAGGGATTCGAACCCCGGGACCTGTTACAGTCAACAGTTTTCAAGACTGCCGCATTCGACCGCTCTGCCAAACCTCCTTGTAATTATTGTAGTCAGGGCCGGACTCGAACCGGGGAAGCAACCATATAGGATTCGGCCACCAATGCCTCATTACGCCCACCTGACTATTTGTAGCGGGAGAGGGAATCGAACCCCCGACCTCAAGGTTATGAGCCTTGCGAGCTACCTCTGCTCTATCCCACAATATTTGCGCTCCTGGCTGGATTCGAACCAACGACCAATTGATTAACAGTCAACTGCGCTACCGCTGCGCTACAAGAGCAATTTATGTACCGAAGGTGGGACTCGAACCCACACACACTAGGCACTGGTTCCTAAGACCAGCGTGTCTACCATTCCACCACTTCGGCATTTTTACCAATATGTCAAATAACATGTTGCTTTTTCAACTATATAAATATACGAACAATATTTTGGATAACCAAATTTGTTTGTTAAGTCCGTATAATATGGTCGGCAGCTCTTGTCGCGATTTGAAGAGCTGGTTTTGTAGTACTTCTAAAGCCAGTTGCTTGCACCCAACCCTTTGATGCTGCTACAAGTTTGTTAGATGCTTTATATTCATCGTCGTTAAAATCCAGATCGATTGATTCGATTTTAAGTGGGCTATTTTCTGTAATGAATAGAGCAGCTTCGATTGACAATTCTGTTTCTTTCCATAAACGCGACCAAAAATCTCTAACAATTGGTACTTTTGTTTTGTGGTACAAAACATGACAACCTCTGCTTCTATATCGGAGTACTACTGCTGTGCAGTAAACAGTTTCAGGACCACGGTTTTGAGAGTCAGAACCAACATATATTTTTGTCTCTGGATTATTTCGTATGTAATCCAGTAGATAAGGTACTAACTGTATTGGTTTATGAGTTGTGCCGCTTCGGAATATTGAGTTCATTATAACGTGGTATTATGCGGAAGGTGAGGGATTCGAACCCTCGCGGCTGTTACACCCTAATGGTTTAGCAAACCATCCTCTTAGGCCACTTGAGTAACCTTCCTTTAAAGAGAGGTTTCGGGTCTTTCAGGGTTTCTGGTTGAGTGCAATAAGTGACGCCTACCTACTATAAACCCTTTTTCAGTAACTAATACACTCTACCTCCCAACTACAGCTTCACTACCTCTCTCTGTTGGCAAGAAGGGACTCGAACCCTCATGTGACCAGTTACTCTTTCTACAAGGTATAAGCTTGAGGAGATACTTGCCAGTATTTAGTGATCCGAGAAGGATTCGAACCTTCGACCGTCGCATTAGAAGTGCGATGCTCTATCCAACTGAGCTACCGGACCATGTTTTAAGGGGCTACCTACCTTATTGTCGCGAACAACTTGTAGCCGGAAACCTTAGTCTCCCCTTCTTTGTACACCCGGCCGGAATCGAACCGGCATGCTTGCGCGAGGGATTTTAAGTCCCTTGTGTCTACCTGTTTCACCACGGGTGCAATAAAATATAAATATTAGTTAAGTTGAACTTTAATAAGATCTTCAATGAACTTGTTATAGTCCTCAGTGAAGTCATTTAACATGTCTTGAAGCGCCTGAGTGTAACCACGCATCCAGATGATTTCATTATCTGTATATTCGCGTGATGGAGAAATCATTTCTTCTTTATTCTCCTCAATTGCTTCAACTAACGTTTGCTTAAACTTATCCATAACATTTATTTTTTTCTATGATATAAATATAACATCTATTTACGCTGTAGCCAAACTTTAGAATGGTAAGTTACCCCAGCTCATACTACTTGAGGAAGCTGTTTCCATATTATCGTATGGATCAAAGTATGATTTGGTCTTGTAAGAGTCTTTAGAAGAAGTATCTGTTGTTGTAGACTTAACTTGTTTAGTTTTAATCTTTTTAATGATTTGAAAGTACTTCTTCTTATCAATCTTTTCAATATCTTCCCAGTGTTTAAACTGTTTACCTACTCGAGTATCATAAGCGTATCGTGCCTTGTATGAGATTGTGATAGCTGGGTGATTTACTCGAAGTGGGAATTTAGAAGATGGGTTATCTTGAAATGGTATTCTCACCTCAACTACATCTTTTGACTTCATATATTGTGAATTAAAGAAGTCAATAGTATATAGAACATTTCCCTTCTCATCCAACTTCGAAAGTTGGATAAGTTCTTTAGTTAAGAAGTGTTCTGCTGATTTTGTTTTTATTATTTTATCTCCAGTAGGACTAGCCTGAACTGATTCAAAATCATAGTCATTATTTCCTAATACAAACCCCAACTGGAAGAAATCCTTAATAGTATTAAGTTCTTCAACTGTTAAAGGCTCAGTTAAGGAAAAGTCAATATCAGGTTTACGCTTATTAAAATTGTATTCCATAATGTCCATAACATACAGCCCTAAACTACCACCTAAAACCAACTTATTACACATACCCAATAGTGGATATACAATTTCCTCAATATTAGAGGGTAGTGGAATCACATCTAGAGGTTGTTTCCATGGATTAGGATTATTTAATGAAATTTTCGATGCCATTATCGGGTAATTTTAATTTTAGCTCCTGGGAGTTCTTCATTGATAGGTGAACGTGAACTATGAACCCACAAAATAGGTTTCATCGGTTTTGTTTCAGGAGCACTACATTCACCATCAGTAAAATAAATTAGGTTTTGAAACTTGTTTTGATGTTCTTTTAGGTAAACCATCACTGGTTCAAAATCAGTACCACCACGTCCTGCTACCTTAATTTCTTCTAACTTACCTTTATATTCATACTCTCGTTGAATTTTAGCGTCACATTCAACCACTGTAATCTCAGTTCCGGTTTTATACATGTGATAGATTTCATTAAAGAACTCCTTTAATTCATCGTTATTTACGCTACCTGATGTGTCTATGGCAACAAGTGTACGTTTCTTAGGCTTTACTTTAAGGGCGGGATTAGATGGGTAACGTCGAGATGGTTTACGACGAGTCTTTTTAGTAAGAATCTTTTGAGACATACCATTAAAACGTCGTAGGTAAGCTTTCCAGTCCAATACTGGTTCTTCCATCTCAAACAAACCTAAAACATAATCTTTCAACTCACCTGGTATAGTACCACAGCTCTTTTGAACCTGATCAGCAATTTCTTTGAGTTGGTGGTCGATTTGTTTAGCAATAAGCTTCTTTTCAGCATCAGACAAACCATCAAATGCTTCCCATAACTCATGCATCGGATCCATTCCTTCCATAAACTTGGCTACATCACCTTCAGGATTGTTTTGAATTTCCTCCTGGAGCATTGAGTAGTAATACTTAGTACCTTGTTTAGGTTCAAGATTAAGTTTAGCAAATGGTTCCTTATGAATCTCTAAACCATCCCATTTTTCTCCTTTATAATTATCCTCAATATACTGGTTAATTTCCAAATCCGCGGCTACGTTGTGTAGTTTACGATCTGGAAAACCATCCATATTAAGTAGGTGAAAGAACGCGATATGGAGCAACTCATGTTTAAGAACACCTGTTTTAGTACTCTCATCCAATGTAGCCCAAAACTCAGGATTGACCATCAACTTAGTGTTGATATTATCTCGAGTAACACATGCAGTGTCAATTCGCTCACTAAGTTCCTTATTCATCGCTATGAGCATCAACCCATAGAATGGTTCGTCAAACATTAACTTCTTTGAGTGTTTAACTACTTCTTCATATACATTCATAACTTATTTCTTTTACCTAAATATAAGTAAGATATTGGGTTAAGCCAAACTAATGTCAGTTAGTTTAATTTTAGTATGTTTAAGTTGAGATTGAAGATAGTCCTGGATGTGTCGTTTAATAATTGGAGTAATTTTTTCATCATCCTTATAAAGTACAAACATATCACTTAAGAATGTATCTCGATCACTCATCCAACCAATACCTTTACTACGAATATAAGCATCAATTTGTTTGTAACTAGTTTTAGTTAGCATACTTTGCTTACCAATAAAACAATTCTTATGTTTGTTAAACATAAAAGCAATACGAAACAATGATTTTTCTAAATCAAAGTTACTACAAATCTCAATCGCCATTTTAGTGTCATTAATATCTGTAGATTTAAGCATTTGCATTACTTGTTTCTCAATCTCGTCATCCATCTCAATACCTTCATTAGTCATCCCCTCATTTAAAGTAGTATCAAATACTACTGTAATATTTGGGTGACTTTTAAGGAAAGTTAGAAGTTCAAGTGTTTTAAGAAGATCTCCAGTTGGATAACTTAAAATTTCAATTTTCTCAGCCTCTGGAAATGACGATTTGACAATTTGAGTAGCTCTATCATCATATGTTTTAATAAAAACATCATGTTCTCCTTTAAGTACTTGATCATGTATTGTAAAATATGGTTGAGACCATGAATTGTTTCTATTATGATCAATATCAAAAAGATGGCTATTCTTTACAACATCCTCTGAAGGGATCATAAATCCTTTAGTCCAACTATGTTGTTTTGGAAATATTCTAAGAACCTTATCAAGAGATTCTAGATCAATCAATACAGTATCAGCTAAATAAGTACGAGTAGTTTTCTTAAGATTATTTTCTTGAAAATAAACCTTCATTTTATCACGTGGAATCTTGCAAGTAGTGGCTGTATAAACATTCCCATGAGGCTTTTGTGATTTATCTTTAAGAAGCTCTCCAGCGAACTCTACAAGTGGGGCAAAATTACTTTTAAATTTATATGGGTCTTTTGTCTGGCTACTTGAATCATATATAATGATATCATTGTTGTAATTTCTTATTGAATATATAGCGTATGTATTCTTACTCATAACTTATTTCATAATATATTTAACCAAATTCTTATCTACCATCATCATCTTGAACTGTGTCGGATTACTATTGTAGATATTCTTAACCATATTGTAACAGATATCAGTGGTAAAAATTTCCTCCTTTACCAGTGCCGAGATACGGTTAATAATTTCATTTGAGATTTTCTCAGTTTTAGCTTTAATATCCAAATAGTTAGCCAATCGAGTTGAGAGTGTTGAGGCAATATCTGCTCGATATTTATCTTCCTTACCAACTAAACTTTTTAAAGTATTCATAACATACTTTTCATCTTGGTTCAAGATATTCTCAGGAGTAATCATACGGTCCAACTTGTTATTAATAAACATAGTGAACATAGTACTAAACTCAGAACCAACTGATCCTTCTCCAACCATTTGAATTAGAGGCAATGACTCTTCAAAATTCTTAAGTGAAGAAATAGAATTAAAGAACATACTAACACTTCGGCTGTTTATCTCTTTAGTAACCAATTCAGGATGCATAAGCATGAAGTTGATACAACGACCATCCATTTCATTTTCTTCAGCCCATTTACCCCAACAGTCAACATCATACTTTAGATTAACTGAAATAAATCGTGTTTTTTGTGCGTTATCAATACTATTAACCAAATATTCACCTGTGTCAGGATTAGCAGTCAAAATGATATGCCAATCTTTAGGTAATGTCCAGCTAATATATTGTTGACGATCAATCAGCTCCATTACAGCTTGAATGAAACGAATATCAGCGCGGTTCCAGTCATCCAGAAGCAAAATACCTCCTTTTTCTTTACCACTAATCCATTCAGGTGCGCAGTAACTCATTCGGTTCAAACCAGTTGATTTAAAACCTTGATCTTGATATTCTTTAATCAAATTCTCATCAACCCATACTTTATCAGAACCTTTTGTAAGTTCAAATTGACGGATTGGAAAACCAACCAAGTCACCAATTTCTTCAATTTGTGCGAGGTTCAATTTAACAAAATGCAAATCCAACTCATTAGCTAGCTGGATGATTGAAGATGTTTTACCAATACCTGATTCACCTACAACTTCAATTGAAACTGATGGCTTACCATTCTCTTGCAGGTAACGGTTGTTGTTGATGATATGGGTAAGGAACTCTTTGAGCTCATTCACGTTTACCGATACCAGATCATGTTTCTTTGTTTTACTCATAACTTTAATTTTTAATTAACACCTAAATATATGTATATATTCTTGGGTAGCCAAACCTAAAGATAATTTTGTCCGAACCTAACAATAGTGTCTCTAGCTTCACTAATAGAAGTATCAAAAAATTCTCTATTACCAGACACACGTGATGCCTCTAAGTAACGATGAACCTCACCTTCCAATTGAGCCCCATTAAAACAATGGAATGCCCATTCAACAATAAATGGAGTTGGAACACCTGTTGATCGAGACAATTGTTGAGCTCGTTTCTCAGGAGTAAGATCAGTATAACCAATTTTTATTTGACCAGGAATGCTAGGGTTAGATATAACATAAACCCATGAATCATATTCTTTATCTAGGTTAACATACCTCGCTCGTTTTCTCCCAGTGTAATATGTCACCAGAGTCCACCCGTCCTCACCTTCAGTCATGGTGTAGTATGGACATTTATCTACTGTTACACCAGTATAATCTTCTTTTAAGGGAATATATTGTTTAGCCTCTTCATAAGTAATCTTTTGAATAGGATGTTTAATAGATGTTTCTGAATAGTAACTCATTATTTTTTATTCTTAAAATCTTGGACAGCGTGATTAATTAAAGTACCAAGACATAAACCAAATACAAAATATGAACCTATAGTCTCAGTAAAATATCCTCCTATGAAAAATATAATTCCAATAATAAATAGAAATGTATCATTAAAGCGAATCTTCATAACCTTAATTTATTAACTCCAGTGGGGTGAAGTTATGGAAAAAATCTTGGGAAGCCAAGCCTCAGCTCGAAAGTTTCCTTGCATCCCACCCACATCCACATATCCGTATATACGCTCCTTACTCATACCATTTCCAAAGACCCACCATAGTAATAGACAGTCCTAAAAACCATTCCATACGTTCAATTCCCCAATCAAATAAAATATTGGATAATACCAACCCGACCATAAAGGCGATACATCTAATGATAGTGGGTTTGTCTGGTTTAAATAAGTGAATTAAACCGTTAATAAACGCGAATAGTAATAATGCTCCTACAACTGCAAATGCCCACATAAACTTATTTACTTTGTTTTCATTAATACCTGAATATATGTATATACCTTATGGTAGCCAAACTTTTTTAAGAAAGAAGGATTTAGGGAGCTGGAAAAAATGGGTAAAAGGGCAAATCCGGAAATTGGGGTGTGGGTGTGGGGGATGGGCATGGTATAGGATGGTGTGGTATGGGGGTATGGTGGGCGGTGCAAATATATAAGTATATACTATCCGATGGTGGAAGTTACCTTTATTTCATCCTTACATCAAAAAAATTCTTTCCCAGTATCCAAGCATGTATGGATAACAGCGCGCGGGGGGATATACCACATATAAAGTATATATCACGTACCACGTACACCCCTCTTTTCCAAAAAAGAAGAAAGAGCCTTTCGGCCCTTTCCCCTCTCCGTATCTTCTATTTAGAAGTTATAATCATATTGCTTATATGGTGCGTCGTCAATATTCCAGAACGCTTTTTTCATCTTGGCATGGCTCAGAGTCGTTTCAAATACCTCTCCCACCTCCATGAAATCGTAATGTTGTTCATTTTGATTCAAACACACCGCTGAAAAACCACCCGGTACGAATTCCATTTTGGCTTTATTTTTGCTGGCACAAACCGGTTGAATCAATACTTTGGTTTTGCCTTTGATTGCGATAATTTTGCCTACCGGATTAACATCGCTCCACAATACCTGGTTGATGTATTTACCGATCAACTCTTCATTCACGATCATTTTTTCGTTTTTCATAACCATTATTTTTAATTACGTCTAAATATAACATCCCTTTTTGGGGTAAAAAAATAAGGGGTGATCAAACATCACCCCCATTAATTACAAATACTTCAGTCTCATCATCATCATCCTCAACCAATAATACACTTTGAACCTCAGTAAATTCAATTGAGTTGTTGTACTCCCAATCTGTTGGGTCAGTAACCTGAACTACTACTTCTAAGTTTTTGTTTTTAACCTGACTCAACTTATCAATCAATTCTTGAACTGTCATAACCTTTTGTTTTTAATTTTTAATTACATCTAAATATAACAAAAAATAAGCGGGGAGCCAAACCGGCTCCCCACCCTGGTTAGTGTGGCCATACCATAATCGTTCCTGGATCGTGCCACTCAAACCACCATCCGGCTTTCTGAACTGCCCTATTCAACTTACCACTAATCAATACTCCATTTGAACTCCAGTAGTTGAACAATTCAGGTGTGTGGTCTGCTGCGATCCAAACGCCTGGTGTGCTGTTATGGCGGCCGTAAAAATCCTCTGTGGTGCCACACACCTTGCAACCCTTCTTCTCCAGCAACGTCATCATTGCTTTAATTCCTTTTGCTTTCATAACCATTAATTTTTAATTACGGTTAAATATAATAAAAAAGGTGGCGTGAGCCAAGCCCATCGCCACCTTTGTTTTTATTTTAAAGTAACTCAGTCTTTTCAAAAATATCCTTATCCCAAATATAAATCCAATTGGCCTGTATATAACCAACTTCACTTATATCATCTATCAAACTAATAGAGAAGTAACTATAGTCATCTTTACTAATATCTTCACCTTCAACAAACTCAAGTTTAAAGTCATCTAATATACTTTCATCCTCATAACTCTCTATAATACCCAATACATCTTCATAAGATGCTACATCCATCGCCTCTCTAAAAGCAACATTTAAATCAATCATTTTCATAACCTTTTAATTTTTTAATTACGTTTAAATATAATAAAAAAGGTGGCGTGAGCCAAGCTCATCACCACCTTTGTTTTTATTTTATTCTGCGTACTCTAATACTGTATTCAAACCCTCAACATCACACTCCAAACTATTCTCATCAAATTCAAACACTGCATTTACTGAATCAATATCTGTGAAAATACAATCATCTTCACTTAATACACTCTCAATTAATTCTAATTCTGATTCATTTAAAGGTGTATTAAACACTTTACTAACTTCGCCATAAACTGAATCGTAAACGAAACCATAAACGTCACTTTTAAACTGCACTTTTTTCATAACACTTAATTTTTAATTACGTCTAAATATAACATCAAATTATAGCGTAGCCAAATCAATCTTAGCACCACCCACTTTAATTTCTTGTATGGTTGAAACATTAATCATACGATATTCTTCTTTCTCCATATCAAATACAGGCAATAAATTGCGGGCAGCGGCGTCGTATTTCAATTCGCCTCCCTTAAGATGCTTACGCACCCCTAACCGCGCTACCATTTTTCGGATCGTACCATCCTTCTTAGTAAATACAACGGAGAATATTTTACCGTCGTTAACCATTTCTTTAAACTCTACTAACAGCATAACCTTTAATTTTTAATTACGTCTAAATATAACAATAAAAGAGTGGGGAGCCAAACCTGGCTCCCCTAGTCCCCATAACGCGGGTGTAATTAAAAATGGTTATGATCGGGGACTCTCTATTTCTTCTATTGCCATTGTTAAACCGTCTAACAAACCGTATGCGTAAGGTGTTGTGCCTGTTACCTGTGATTTCAATTCAATCAACTTGGTGGTTAATTCTTGCTGGTTCATGGTTAGGCGTTTTTAGAGTTATTTACCAATTCTTGAGCCAATTTATTGATATACATTTCTCGTACTCGTTCATATGTAGCCGGGCGGCCTAAGTTTACATAATGAACTTTATATGTTTTCTTACCTGGTGTTTGTTCAATCCGGATACTGTCAGTATAAACACTATCCATTGCTCCTACTTGCACCCAATGACCTGTTTCAAATTGATGACCTACAGTTCTCAAAGCCGTTTTAGTCAATTCTAAATCAACTGCATTTTCTTTATTTTGAATAAACTTCAATCTAGTTTCAGCCTCATACAACATGTTGTTAGTGACCTCAATTCCTGCTTTATATTCGTTTCGGAGTACTTTTAGTTTAGTTAAAAACTCACTACCCTTCAATTCAATTTGTTCTGCAATCTTACCCCACTGAATCAAACGTGAAACATCTTCACTGTAAGATGATGGTACACTTACTTCTAATTTGGTCTCATCATCACCATATGTCTCGTAATACAAAACTGTAAACTGACCAGAATATTCATTATTGAAGCTAAACTCAGCCCGTTCAGAACCAATATTCAGATTTGAATATTCTACATCTTTCAAATCAAACACCTCATGAAACAAAGAACTAATTTTCATAGCCTTGTTATTGCGTGCTTCTTCTTTGATGGCTTTTAAACCTTCAATTTGCTCAATCAGTTGCTCTTTCATAACCTTTTAATTTTTAATTACATTTAAATATAACAAAAATATTCTGGGTAGCCAAATCAATCTTTAGAGATTGACCTGGTTGGCATGATCAGCAGCCTGTTCATAACTTGAATAAGCACCATACAATTCACCATCAAAATATGGATCCATTTCGAGAGTCAAAGCCAAACTAGCATTTACAACTGAGGCCACATCTTGTTCAACCACTACATAAAACATTCCATTCATAACCATTTATTTTTTAATTACACCTAAATATAATAAAATTATCGGTGTGAGCCAAGCGCTAATTGAACCTTCATAAACAAATAGTTTACAATATCTTCGTGGTCAAAGTCTTCTTTATTTAATTCGAAAGCCAAACTCTTTGTTACCTCATCAAAAATCTTACTGTCGGCAATACGAACCAAGCCTTCCATACGTTCGTAGATGTCGTCTTCATCTTCTTCGAACTTCAAGTTATTCAACCCAATAATATAACGTGGGTAAGTATAACCTTGAGTATCAATCAAATAGTTTCTATTTCGAGTAAACAAAATATAAAACTGCTGTTCCCCATCTAGATTCTCAATATCCATTAAGTCAGTATCTGGATTAAACATAAGAACAGGAAACGTACTAATTGCCTTTTGAGTTTCTTTATCAAAACTACTAAAATCTACTGAGGTGTTAACTTCATACACTGAATTCACTTTGCGGTGGTAATCCAAACGGATCAACTCATCATAAACCTCTTCTGACATTTCTTTTGCTTTCATAACCTTTAATTTTTAATTACGTCTAAATATAACATCCCTCTCTGGCGAAGCCAAACCTGCTCCCCACCCTTATTTTATTAGTCCTCTATTTCAATATCATTTCTATCAATAAAACTAACAGAACCATTCCCAAATTGAATTTGGATAATATCTTCATCAACTTCATCACTAACAATATCTACTTCAAATTCCTCACCTTTTAATACTTTTTCCTCTTCCATTATTGGATCTCCAAAATCATCAAATCCAATACAACATTCAATAAACATTTCTTTTAAAAACTTAATTTTACTCATAACCATTTATTTTATCGGGATCAAATCAAATTCGTGACACCCATCACCTTCATACTCAATGATAAAACACTCATCATCAATTACACTCATAGGTACCACTACTGGGTAACCATCTACAATGTTTACAATTAGGTGAGCTTCACCATCATACTTTACTTTGTCTCCTATTTTCATAACCATTATTTTTATTTGATTAAATATACGAACGTTCTCTTAAATACCCAAATCCTTCCGTTCGTCTATCAGATATTCTACCTGTTCTATAGGCATAGTTAACATCAACTGCCTTAACATCTGCCATTCCATTCCTACTTTTTTAAGTATAAATTGCATTGTTTCACCATCACAATCCATATTGTTTAGCAAATCAATTACTGTGTCTACTACAACTTTATTATCTTCCATAACCATTTAATTTTTAATTACATTTAAATATACAAAATATATTTTGGGTAACCAAATCAAAACTGAATTAAGTGAATAGCTTTAGTCCCTACACTCTTACCATCTTTGTATACTGTATAGTTAGGGTCCATTCCTGACAACACAATATCATCTAACAACTCATAAATGGTCTCAAACTTCTTTTTGTAGTAAGGGCAATTTAAATGATACATAACCGTTTCGTTTTTAATTACATTTAAATATACGAATAATCCCCCTGTTAGCCAAGCTTGGCTTGCCGGAAAAATTTACGTATATTTAGGTGGGGAACCCTAGGCAGGAGTCTGTAAGTAGCCCCAGGGAGAATATAAAAGGGGGGCCCCCGCCCCCCTGTATCACTTACCTCTTAAGTGACCTTAATACACTGGCTTCTCTCTCTTAATCTTCTCTTCAAGTGCCTTCAAATGCACTCCAAAATCAATCATTCTCTGTTTCAAAGCTAATCTTGCTTCTCTTGGAATACGGGGCGCTTCACTACGACCTTGATACTCATTATTTGCTCTTGAATACTCTGGATGTTTCATAACCTTTAATTTTTAATTACACCTAAATATAACATCTATTTTTAATGTAGCCAAACCTTATTTTGCGTACAACACAATAGCAGTTGAGATAAATGTGATCACCGCGATAACAAATGCTTGCTTTTTCATAACCTTTAATTTTTAATTACGTCTAAATATAACAAACTACTTTTGAGGAGCCAAAACCTTATCAATTAACTTTAACAATGTTTCAGGAGTTTCAACTATTGAAAATCCACCATTATTATGAGTTGTAACTCCTACTCTGGTATTTTCTTCTTCCTCAACACGACCGTAATTCATTCTTTTAGGAACTCTAAAAAAATGCCCTATTTGTTCAACATTTATGTATATTGATGATTTGTCTTTAAGACTTGTAACTTTAATAATCTTCATAACCATTTAATTTTTAATTACGTCTAAATATAATAAGAAAAAAGTGGGGGGCCAAGCCCCTCACTCCATTTCTTCAATATCATCAATCCGTTCTTTCAAAAACTCAATCATTCGTTGACGGTAACGCTCATCTCTTTCATTCTCAGCTTCACTCCAAATGTTGTCAAAACAATCTACCAAATCGTGGTAAGTGTTTTCGAACCTGCAATAACTCATGTTTGCCATAACCTTTATTTTTAATTTTTAATTACACCTAAATATAACATCTATCTTTTGGGTAGCCAAACTTATTCCTGAGAAAGTATTGAATTTACTTCATCATATGTCTCCTGTAAGTAGCGAATAATATCTTCTTTGGAGAGATTATCTTGTTCATTTAGGATAAATTTGATATTACCCTCGTGCTTACCTAATGCACTTGCAAAACGCATTGCTGTTTGGAGCATGTTGATGAATTCGTTTCCCATAACCTTAATTTTTAATTACACCTAAATATAACATCTATCTTTTGGGTAGCCAAGCCTATGATTTTTTCTTAACATTGGCCTCAAACTCCTCATCAATCTCAATTAAACGAGCAATGATCTGTTCTTTAGTCATTGTGTCATTTCCTTCTTTCAAGAACTGAGCAAAGCCTTGATACTTACCTAACGCCTTAGCCATTTGGAAAGTGATACCTGAGAAACTGTTTTCAATACTCATAACATTTATTTTTTAATTACACCTAAATATAACATCCCTCTCTTACGAAGCCAAACCTACTTTCCTCTCCCCCCCCCGGGGTAGGTTTCCCCAATATAAAGATAATAAAGATTTCTTAGGGGGCCAAACAAAATGTCAAAACTCTGTCAAAAGAATGTCAAAAAAATGGTGATAGATCTTGCCTATTAACCATAGGGGTGGACAGGGTTTGCCTATCGCGTGGAAAGATCTCCCCCTCCCCCAGAAGATCCCCCGGGGGTAAAACCCCTTTGTCAGCTTTTTTTGTTCTTTTTTTAAAACTTTGTCAAAACTCTGTCAAAAGAATGTCAAAAGAGATGGGGAAGCCAAACAAACCCTGTCAAAACTTTTATCATTTTTTGATATATCCTTATATCTCTTATCGAGACTAAGGCTTGGCTTGTGCATGTTGAGGGGGTTCACTCCCCCCACCCCTCACCCCACCCACTCGTCCGCCCGTTTTCCACACACATCCGTATCTCCTTATCTCCCAATATACATCTATATGTAGCAGACCACATTTGTATCTACTTATATTATTATCTTCCTATATTATTATCTAATTATCTTTATATCTCATTATCTACTTAAATCCATAGATATGGGGTGCTAGTTTTCCCAGCACCCCACACACACTTTACACACATCAGTACATCAGTACCACGTACGTACTACGTACGTACGCGTTAAATTCCGGTGTTATTATTTCACAACATAATACTCATCCAATACTCCCTGTTCTCGATACTCGGCTACCGTTTGTTCTAGGTCCTCATAATCGTTTTTAGATAGTACCTCGATGAACTCTTTATTCTCATCGTATCCTCCTTCTCCGTCGTCCTCCAATAGTGAGAGTATTACTACTTTACCCTGAAGTTCCTCATACGTGTAATCGAGTTGCTGGGTATTGTTATTATTGTTATTCATATTGTTATTTTGTTTTTGTTTTATTCCAATCGATTCCATACACTCCCAATAGCACCAATATTCCTACTATTGTTAGTAAAATTATTTGAGTATGCATTTTAATTGATTTTATTGATTTCAACCACATCATAATCTGAACTCATGTTCATCATAAATTCAAGCCAATCTTCTGCTTCTGTCTCGGTTTCAAATACCTGGGTTTGGTCTACAAACATTTCACCATTACCCGCATCATAACCTACCTTAGCTTCAAACATAACTACTTGTTTTTTAATTTATATGAATATAACATCTGTTCTTTGAGTAGCCAAGCCTTTAGGGGCAAATGGAAATACTCTACCACCAACTACTCCTTTCCTTATTTCTTGAACAGCAAATGATAAACCATCTTGCTCATGTACTACATGCCATGTTTTATTCTCGTATAATATCGTTTTATCATAACGTTTTTGGTTAATTTGACACTGTTGACGTTTTTTACGAGCCATGGTTTTAAAATGGAGTTAAAACAACCCTCCTATTGGAGGGTCGTATATACGGATATTGGGATGGGGAGGTGTTAATAAAAAGCTTAAAGTTTGAACTTTTTTTATCTCCATCCAAATATAATGAATAGAATTTTTTTAAGTATTAGATAATGTAAGGGTACATTTGAATTACTCATATCTTATTTACTTTTTATTTATCTAAATGTATGATAGATATTTTAGGTAGCCAAACCCGTTAGTATGGTTTTTCTGGGGAGAATAAATCAGATTTATATTTTTTCTCGTATGTATCCATTAAGGTCTCAAGAAAAGTTTCACCTTTTAGGGTAGGCTTTAATGGTCTATAATCTATAGTCCCATTTTTATAATCAAACCTAACATCGTAAGCCTCTGGATTTTCTTGTGGATCAACTCCAAATAATTTAGTGGCAATGCCATCTACATTATCTATAGTGACTCCTTCTAATTTAAGTAGGTTATCAATAATATCATCTACATCAAGGTAAAGGGTTTCATATTCTTTACTAATAGTGACTTCTTTTAATGCTTTAAAGATTTCTTCTTTAATTATCTCTCGTAGTATTGATTTTTTCATGTTAATAAATATGTGTTAATTTGATAGAGGTGCTTTAGGGGTGTAATTATATCAATTTAAAATAGAGAAGAGCATTAATAGTACTTTTTTATAATCCAAATCGTGTTTTAAATGATTGGTAATTTTGTTGGACTTCCTCTAATAATAGTGCTCTATTATAAAAATTTACTATTGAAACATCACCATAAAATGGGTAGCTTGCTCCGGCTGATGGTGCATCCCAGTTTCCAATAGCCCAAGTTCCTCCAGCTATACTAGGAGCTCCACTGTATGTTGCTTGAGCTGATAAGGTACCATTTATGTATGTAGTTAATGTAGTATTAGTTCCATTATAAGAACGGGTACTTAAAAAATGATACCATCTATTAAGAGATAAAGTGCCAGTATAATATCCAACTTGAACACCACCAACATAATCTTGGACTATAAAAGTATTTCCATTAAAAAACCCATAATAAGGTAAAATTATACCCATAAACATATTATAAGTAGATACATTCCCTTTAGAATACACCCAGGCTTCATGAGATTCACTATTTGATAAAAATCCAAATGAAGTTGTACTTCTATCGTCTGCACCGTCAAATCCCATCCATCCTTTAGAATCCCACACAGGACCATTAACTAATGTAGAATTTCTCCCATTCCCACTTAAATCATACCATGTTGTTCCAGTTCCAGGGTAAGATAAAGGATTAGCAGCATCTAAAGCTAGAATTAATCCATTTGTTACTATATCAGGTCCCCCAAAAGCTGCCATTATCTTTTATTTATAAATATTAATTTGGGGGATAAGGAGGCATCGCCTTAGTCCACTCAGGTGTGCTTAATATTTGTAATATTTCATCATAAGTATACTCTTGAGACTTAGTAGTTAAAGCTGTTACCGAAGAAGGTTCTGGTAAATCATATTTAACAAATGTTTTTGTTCCGTCTACTGATTTACGTACTGTATCAATATCAGTTTCATATACTTGATTAAAATCTATAAGAGGTAATTCTGTTACCTCAAATATTACAAAACGTCTATTTTCGTATTCTTGATCTATCATAATCCAAATCGTGTTTTTAAAGCTTGATAATTTTGTAGGATTTCAGTATTAGAAAGTCCTCTATTATAAACCATTGTCGTATAAATTTTACCATTATACTGCTCGGTAGTTGAAGTGTTAGTTCCAATCCTAAAGTTTGCGCTCGAATTCCCTATCGAAGCACCTGAACTACCGGTAGTTAATACTGTCCCATTTTTTAAATAATTGGTTGTAGTTCCAATCCTTCTCCCTGCAATCATAGTAATTGCAGTTGTAAAATTAGCAGGAGAAGCATATGCACTACTATTACCTAGCCATAAAAAAACATAGGAAGCAGACCACCCAAATTGTAAAGTACCCGCACCGAAATTACCAAAAGTAGTTCCAATCCCAGCCCCATCACATTGGACCCACTGAATTATCGTAAAGTCACCAGTTCCTGATAATAGCCCATCTGGTAAGTTAACATAATCATCAGTACCATCAAACACAATTGAACCTCCATTAGCTTGATCAAATGTAGGCCCATTAACTAATGTACCATTATTTCCTTTCCCACTTAGATCAGTCCATGTAGTACCTGATCCTGGATAAGATAGAGAATTAGCAGCATCTAAAGCTAATACTAACCCATCTGTTACAATACGAGGTGAATGAAAAAATGCCATTTTAAGGTAAATTAATTCTTTCTGTTTCTACAATATTAAGAACTGGGGAATGCTCTAATTGATTTTGCCAGTTATCAAAATATTCTTTATTGAGCATTTCTGGGAGTAAAAGTAAATTAAGTTCACTAACTATTAAACTTCCATCTTCAATAATAGTTACAACCATATCCCAAGTAGTTTCACTACTACGAGACATTACAAGTTTCATGGGTTTTAATTGAGTATTTCTTGGCATAATCTTTTATTTAATATAAACTGCTCCATAATTCCAATAATCACCTCCTGAACTATCCCAATAATAAGCATCTTGATAATAATTACCAGGCCCACCACCCCAAATATTTCCTGACCAGCAACTTCCATACCAGAATCCTTGGTTAGTGTAATAGGTAGCACAAGCGTTCCAATACCCGTAGTTATCATAAGTAGTTAGTGGGAATCCATTAGCAGCGTGATAACTAAAGAAACCAGGAGCTCCGGTTCCAGTTTCATCACTCAGCCCTTCAACATTAGTCCAAGTAAAAGTTGAGGCATTAAAAGTATAGGTTGCATTACTAAATGAACCTCTCCATCTATAACGCTTATTATGTGATCCTGTAGCATTCAAACCTACAACTGAAGTAGACACATATTGAACTACTGTAATTCTATTAGCAGTTAATCTACCTGCTAATTCTTGCCAATAATTAACTCCAACAAAAGCATTTACATCACTTAAACTAGTACTAGTAGTTACCTGGACTTGGTTTTGAGAATTTCTATAATTACAACTGTTAACCGCATCATAATACTCTAAATTGGTCATACCACCAGTATTAATACGGTTAGCTCCAACTAACACCCAACCACCACCATCATAGTCTTGGTTGATATAAACCATAGCTGTCCCATTAGATAATCTAATAGGATACCATCCTGTTGGTCCTGTAACTTGGGATACGCTTGTATAAACTGGTCCTCCGTATGATGTTGCCATATATTATAAATATTAGAAAATATGTAGGGCTTTAAATATGTTAGGAGGTTGTTATATAGATTGATTCTATCTTAATTAATAGAGGTTTCTTTATTTTAGTTTGATAAGGGAAGTTTAATTACTACTTCTAGTTTCATTTGTTTATAATCCAAAACCCTCTATTGTATATTTAAAAGGATTACCTTCAATAGCTTTTACTTGGTCAAGCATATCTTGGGCTAATAATTTAACTTCTACCTGGGCATGTTCGCTATTTCTTAGTTGCTGGAAGTGATAGAAGCTCCTCCAGTTGAACATAATATCCATTGTGATTTGACTATTGAATGCTTTGAAGAAGCGAGCAGATTCTTTAGCACGTTTACGTCCTAAGATTGGAGTAAAGTATTCAAGAGCTTCATGATATAACTTATTACCTTCATTAGTATAAGTTTCAAGTTTATTTAACCAAGTATTGCTCCAATCGTAAGGTAAATACATTTTATCCTCCTTAAGTTCTTTATATCGAGCAGACTCTCCGTTGATAGAAACTCCAATACGATGTTTCAGTAAGTGGATATGTGTTGCCTGATCTACTGTTACTAAAAAGTGTAGTGACGATTTCTCAAAAGGAGTGTGGTGTCCTTCTGTCGCTAGCATTTTAAGCAGTTTAGGAACTCGAGCAATCTTTTCTTCTGTTAGGTCTCGAGAGGTGCTAGTCCAAGCACTACTGGCATGGATTAAATCATTGCCGTAGTGACCAATGAGTTCTACTATGTTTGTTTTGTTATTCATAATGGTACTTGTAATATGTTTCAGTCATCAAGTGACCTTTAATTGCATTATTTAGAGCCTCTTCAAATGTATTAAAATAATGAGGAACCAGGTTAGGTATCTCTACCACAACCCAGTTTTGCTGCTCATTTAAATTCTGTCTCATGAGTTGAGTTTTAGAATATCTACTAACGCTCTCAAATCACCTTCACCTTTAATTTTTAAAGTCATTGAGTCAAAGATGGAGCAATACCATCCTTCCTTTTCGGCTTCATCACTAGAATTACTAATAAGGCAAATGTCTCCAATATCTAAGGTGTAGTAGTGGAAAGGAGCAGCACCTGACTCCTCAGTCGATACTTTGATGCGTTCGAAGTTGAGCTCTTTGAAAATTTCCTCAGTCATTAGCATTTTTATTTATGTCCCCAAGATAATGAAAATCCCCAACGACCCCAAATAATATCCACACAGTAATATCCAAATAGGATTTTATCATAGACAAATTTGATGCTAGGTAAAACAACAAACTCGTAAGATTGTTCGTAACGTTCTATTCTCATTTTTTATCTAGTTTATGATATTCTTCCCAGTTACTGTAAGTCAATCCCCACATTACATTAAACCACATCATTTCTTTTTCAGCAGCAGCTGCTCGCATTTGAAGATTTTTCATAAGGTATTGCTTACCCCACTTCTTAAATTCTTCACCTTGTTCAACAGTCATAGTGTATTTGTTGAACCATTGCTCAACCCCTACAATATCATCATAGGTAACATTATGGCCCGCAATAATAAACATTTGATTGATAAGGTCTTTAATTGCTTTATCTTTCTTTTGTTGTCGATTTAATCTTTTTACCATTATACTTTTCTTTTAAGATAATATCATAATAGTTTATTTTCTCCTTTGGTTTACCTGGTTTGTAGCTAGTAAATATGAGTGGGAACTCTTTCTTACATTGCTCAATTCGTTCATGCCGAGTTCCTTTGGTCTTGTAATAGTAAAACAAGAACGCTGTCCAGTAAGGGTCTGGGTGTGAAGTCCAAACTGTTACTGCAATCTGCCACTTGAAGAATACAAATGATAGGATTGGAGAGTATTCATAGCGATAGTCAGTCTCAGTCCATTTTGTTTTCCATCCTAAACTACAATGATCGAATCCAACCTTTCTAGGTACAGATATTCTATACCCTGGTTGATTAGGATCCTTAACCCATTTGCGAGGTAAAAAATAAGGAACACCAATAGCAACCTTCCCAAAGTACCATCTAAGGGAAGGTCGCTTGAATGGCGAACAAAATGCTTTTAAATACATGAATCTATCCATGACTTACATAATATCAATTATAGAGGGTATCAATTGTCCATCTTGATAAACAACATAACCATTGGTTTCTTGAGCATCAATCAGATAGTATTTACCACCCATTGACTTTTTAGTAGTTTCAAAAGAATCTATGATATTGGTTACTTGAGTATGTCCTACTATTTGAATATATTTCTTCTTAAATCCTTTCTCACCCTTATTAGATCTCATTAAAGCTCTAGGGCGAATCCAAAATGGACCTTGTGATTCATCATCACCGTAAGGATCCCAACCAGCTTGACTAAAATTGAATCGTTTTGGGTGGTATTTGAATAGATCGTTTACAAGTTCAACTACATTTTCATGTTGCCAACCAGGCAAGCAATGGCTCAACCATACAGGACTCAATCCTGCGTGAGTACAGATTATGTTATTGAGTTGGTAAGCAACTTGCAAATGATGTTTATTCTGCTTCAACACATCATGAATATCCCAATGCAATGCTGCTTGGTGACCACTATAAGCCTCACCAGCATCCATGTAATGGTGATCGTGATTACCAATCAACATGATAACTTCTTTATCAGTGTTCTCTTTGAACTCGATAATGTCTTTGAAGTTACGAATCTGAGATACACCTGGAATATTAAATGAGTCAAAGTAATCTCCCCAGAAGATAACCCGGTCAGGGTTTTCTGCTTTAATAATATCTTTCCAGATGGAACGACCGTGTGTATCTCCAAGAAAAACTGTTTTCATTTCCGTTTAATTTCACCCAAAATTTCCAACAAAATCCAAACCACAATAATACCAAATACCCACATTACGCTTCCAATTTAGACATTAGCATATCGGCCTGGTTCTTGTATTCCATAGCCAAAACAATCATCCCTTGATTGAGATAATACTCATACAGGTTAAGCATTTCATAAACTTCTTTCATAACTTATTTTTTAATTATGTTTAAATATATAAAAGATATTTTGGGTAGCCAAATCACTCGTAATTACGAATAGCGATTACATAAGGGAATCGTGGAACACCATCTGGAGTTAAGTTAAAGTATTTCACTGTTGCTTCTTTACCGATCAACTCGTGACGGTTGTTCCACATTTCAGTACATACCTCCCAGTTGAATTTAGGTGATGAGTTAAATGTTTTGCCTGCTTTATTTTTAAATACAAACGAACCAACCATTCCTGTTTTATTACCTACACCCTCAACAATATCTAAGATGGTATATTCTTCATCAATGAATGATTTATGTTTCAATAATGATTTAGAACGTTTATTTTCATAATGGTTATCCAGTCGTAACATTTGACCTTCATAACCTGCTGCGATGTAGTCCTCATAGTACCCAAATACATCATTTATATGGTCTACCTGCTCAGTTGCGACCACAACGCATGTTTTTGGTAGTTCCAAGTTTATAAGCGCTTTATAACGTGATGTAAACACATCATCATGACTAGGCAAGTCATAGATATGGTATTGGATTACATTAGCACTATCTAATAGATCTTGTTGTGTTGGTTTAGTTTTTTTAACTATTGAACAGATAGCATTAAAATCATTAGAGTACTTATCAGCATATAATTCACCATCAAATATTAGATCAGGATTTGATTCAAATAAAGGCTTCAGTGACTCAAAAATATGAGGAGCGGATACAATTGGTTTACCATTACGACTCCACATTCCATCACTTTTTACAATACAACGAATGCCATCTAATTTAGGCTGAGTGAAGATAGGGTATTTTACTTTACCTTTTTCATTATTCCAATCCTTGGCTAACATGGGCTGGAAATAGACTTGTTTATCACAGTCATTTATATCTTCAAAATAACCTAACTCTTTACGTTTGCGATATAAAGCTTCAGCCTCAGCCATTGCTTGTTGGGCTGGTGTGGTCTCGTTTTTCTTACTGATATTTTTTCCTTCACATACAGTCCATTCAGATGTGGTTTGAACCCCATCATGGTAACCTGAAATTGTTCGGTATTGGTTATCCTCTACCTCAACAGTCCATTGGTTAATTTTACCATTAACTGCTCGTTTGTAAATCGAATTAAACATCATAACTTTTATTTTTACTTACATTTAAATATACGTAAGAAATCTTAGGAAGCCAAATTGGTAAATATTTTCTATAGTTTTACCCTTTAATAAGGTGTTTTGAGACAGATGCCTGTTGGTTTAAGTTTTGAATGTAATCCGATTTTTGGATATTTTCGATGTTGTGTTGGTTTTTATGTACCTGTTTTCTTAAATCACTAATTTGTTGGTCCAAGGATTTTTGACCTGCTTTAAGCTCAATTACTTGTAAAAATAAAGAAAACGCTATTATCAAGGTTAAAATCCAAAGTACACTTATGATAAATGCTGTGAGTGTCATTTCTTTTTATTAGTTTTACGTTGTTGTTTAGCTTGTCTATAAGCTGTTTCATACCTATCTATCTGGGTCATTACAGGATTGATAGATTGTATTTCTTGGGCTAAAGACATAGTCTCATAATAAAGATTTTTTTTATAAGCTTTATATAAAACTTCTTCTATTCTACTCATTTTTACTAAAAAATCCTTTTATAATATTAGTAATAAATCCCACCATACCAATTGGCCAAATAAATATTAACATTATCCTTTCAGCGTGATTAAATAAATATTCAGAATCTAGTTTTGTAGAAACCCAATACATAAACCATTGAAATAATATTCCTACTATTAAGTAATTTAATATCCAATTAATGTACATGCAATAAATATAATGAGGGGCTCTCGCCCCTCCAATTTTTATTTTTTCTATTATAATCTTTCTTACTAGATTTTACCTTAGTAATCATCTTCCTCCGAATCAGACTCGCTAAATGTCCCTCGTCTGTATCTCTCCTTTTGTTTGGTATTTTCATTTTCATGGTCTGTAAAATCTTCAAAATCTGTATCCATAACTATAGTTTAGAGGCCCAATTATTAAAATGATCACATTTATCTTTTACAGACATTGTTTGACGTTCATGCCAACCTTCAGGGTAAGTAATTTTGAATTTAGGGGTAAAATCTAAATCACTTTTTTGCTCTTGGATCTTGTTCTTGGTAGAAAACCAAACCATGTTTTTTAGGTTTTTCATTAATATTATTGGTCCCAAAATAATAAACTGGACCCACATATTCTTCATAATAGGGTTTACTAGGATTGTCAACATTTAAAATACGTCTTTTACCATTCCAGCTTCTAAACTCACGGGCTGTAACTCGAGCCCATTTATCACCATCAAAATTAACTTCACAGCATAAAGCTTCTTTGAAATCATATTTTAATTTAACTAAGTTACCTCTTTTCTCAGCCATTAGAAAGGTAAATTATCCTCATCATAAGATGACATACTCCAAGTGTCACTACCAGTTATATCTGTATAGTAAAATGGGTCTATAATGATACCATCTAAGTTTTGGATCATATTTTTAATATCATACTCAGTTTCAGTTACATTAAGCTGATGGCCATTACTTAAGACAATTGTAGAATATTTGTCTTGAAAATCAATGTCAGCGATTGATTTAAGGGCAATAAAGTGTTTGCGTTTATTACCAAATGCAGTTAATTCAAGAAATTTCATAATTAAAGGAGTAAATTGTTATTTTCTAAACCATACCAAAAACGTTCAAGCCAAACACCTACTTTAACTTTCTCGATTTTATCATCTACTGCTAACCCATCTTTGTAACGTTTATCAGCAACATGCATAATTCCAAAATCAAATAAGTCACGGGCTTTATCCATATGACCATTTTCAATAGCAGTTTTAGCTTGCTTGTACGTTCGGGTTAAAATACCTTTTTCTTTTTTCATAACTCTTATTTAACATGCTAAATATAACATCTATTTTTAGTGTAACCAAACATTTAATCAGAAATCTTATATTTGTCTTTCCAACTATTAAATAATTTGTTTCCAATGCCTAATTCTAAAATAATAGCGTCTTTAGGTATACCTGGAATTGTGGCATCTATTTTAAGAAAATAGTCTAAGTTGTAGTTGGCCGATTTTTTAATTTTAGTTTGGGCGTTAGATCTCTCAGATGTTTTCCAAACAATAACTAACGGTCCTATATAATCTTTAGGCTTGGCCATTTATTATTACTTTAGATTTTTCTTCTATCTCATAAAGCTCTATAGACGCCCCAATACAGATTGTGCTCATTAATTCAGGCTGTTCAATAAGAATCTCTGCTAATTGCTCATCAGGTAATGTAAAGAGCAATTCTAACATAGAGTTAATTATCTTAGTATTCCTCATTCCCCATCATATAGTCAGGGCGGGCTTTTTTCTTTTTCTTCATAGATGGATACTTGTTTTGTGCCCATTTAAACCATTCTGAAAAAGCCTCATAACGTGCTTTAGCTGATACTTTACTCATAACAATTACATTTACATTTAGTTTTACATTTATTTGATGGTGAATATAATGAAGAAAACAATGTATAACAAGCCCAAATTAAAGAGGACATTACTAAAAATGCTTCTATTATATTCATTTTAACCTAGAAAGTATTTCATGGTTATTTTTTAATCGTTTTTCAAATTTAATTTGTGATTTTCTACTAGTTGGCCTTTTACCATTTATTCTTTTTCTTCCTGAACGTGCCATCTTATCTACCTTGCCCTCTATAGGCTTTTTTATAAAGTTTACTTGACTTAAGCTTAGATGTTTTAGTTTTAGAATGAACACCTGGTCTACTTACTGTTGGCTTTTCTTGGAACGTTGCTGTTGTTTGTGATTTGATTTTAGCAGCCATTTAAACATAAATGTTAAATTAATAATAACGGACTGCTATAAATATATTAAAATTTATTTTTTAATTTAGCTGATAGTTTTTTAATTTTAAGTAAATAATTTGGATCTTCAGCATAACTATTTCCTAAATATCTAAAATATTGTTCTTCAGTTTTAATTTTACTTAAGAATGTTGCTTGGTAATAACCATAATCATAAACAGATTTAGTCCAGTCTTGATAATATGCATGTTTACGTTTAGTACCTAACGCTGTAGTTATACGCTGTTTAGCTTCTCGCATCCCAAATAAATTATGATTATGTTTAAAGATATTTGAGTTATAGTTACTGGATTCAAGTTGTGCTTGAGCTAGAACAATATGGGGGAATTTAATGTTTAGTTCTTTTAATAATTCAATTAATTCTTCTTCACTAAATGGGGGATGATCCATATTAACTAGAAGTACTTCTTTTTCGTATGGGCTTAAAGAATAAATCTTAGTCATCCTACCTATCCCATAAGCTAAAAGCAAAGTCAAAACAAAAATAACTCCAGTATTGAAATAAATTTTATGGAGTTTAATTTTTTCAAAAGCTAAACTTTCAGTGTTGAATTTATAAAACATAACCTTTAATTTTAAGTTAAAATAAATCTAAAAACTTACCTGTGCCTTTCTTCTCTCTAAATTTATCAAATTTTTCTTGGTTAGCCAAAAGATTATCAGCAAGTTTTTCAAGGTGTTTAGCCTTTTCTTTTTGATAGTTTTTAACTATCTTATCATGCTTTTTATTTTTCATATCCTTGAAATTAAGTCTAAGTCATCATCTTTGGGTGGCTCATATAACCCTAATTCTTTTAGACGTTCAAGCTGATAATCATCTAATTCCCAGTTAATGTGTTCAGTTGTGTTGTTTTTGGGAACTGAAGTTTCAATTTGGGTGATATCATTTTGGTTAAAGATATCAGTTACAGTTAGAAAGTAATGGTTGTAACAAAGTACCTCAATATTTTCTAATCTATAGTTTTTAGTGTTTTTATCTTTAAAATGAAGTAGGAGTGGTATTTTATAATCAGTTATCCTACGCTCATTAAAACCACATATAGCACATTCCTCAGTTAAGTACCCTTCATCAAATAGACGCTTTTTAACCTTATCAGGGTTAAAATTAGTCATAGGAATGATTCCGTTAATTAGATCTTTAAGTGGAGGGGTTTTACCTGTGTTAGGTAAAAATTTAGGAATGCCCTTACCTGATTGGTTTAGATGTTTTTTAAATAATGTTTCACCTGTTGCCTCATCCTTATAAAGTTTAGCGTATCGTTTATAGTGATGGTAACTGCAGTTAAGGTAACGAGCAGCTGAACGGTTACTTTTAGTAACTGCCATAGCTGATAAAATTTGTTCCTTACTGAGTGGTTTAGGTAAAGGCATTACTCAATATCTCTTTCTAGTTGATCTAGATTAATTTGAGGAGGGGAATCATCTTCTTCAAAATTTTGTAATTCTGCTTTTTTAGCTCCTTTAGATATTTTTCCCTCACCAATAATATAATTGATAAATTGTTTTTCTTCTAAAATTACTACATCTGTATAAGAATGATCTCCTTCACCACGTTGCACAGTCACACCTCGTTTACGACCTGTATCTGAGCATTTAACGCAGTATTTAGTATTGGGGAGAATTTCTAAACGTTTAGGGTGAATAGGTTCACCACACCCAAGACATTCTATAATCATTATTTCAGTTTGATTCATACATATAACCTTTATTTTCAAGGTATAAATATAACTATTCTTTTTCCAATAGCAAAACTAACTTATACAAATCATCGGAAGTTTTTATAATATATTCATCTTCTCCATATGTTACAACATAATCACCTTCATCTTCAACTAATGAATGTTCATAAACATACCAAAGAATAACTTCAACTGCTTCTGGAGTAAAAGAATAATTGATGAGACCTTCAAGTGATTTAGCAAATATATCTTCCCAACCCCAAAGATCTAAACCAAATTTATCATTTAATTCTTGAGAACGAGTTGTAGCTGTTTTATAGCTATCTACAAATGTGATAAAATTTTTTTTAATTGTTTCTTCAGGTGTAAGAATTTCTCCTTGTATTTCAACAGGAGTATCAAACATTTTTTGAAAAAATTTTTTAAAATCTTTTTTTGGATTCATTAAAACATTCCTTTTTTACCTACCGCCCAAATTTTAAGAAATTCTTTAAGGGGTAATTGTTTTTGTTTAGCAAATTCTTTAGCAGCTTCTAATCTTGAACGTGTGAAGTGAGATTTACCTAAAATTTCTTTAGATTCATCTTGACGTACATAGTAAAAACAAAAACTCATAATCTGGATTTTAAACTTACTAATTCACTACATTTAGAATAGTCTTCTAAAGTTTCATAATGTTTAATAGCTTTATTTAAAAATATCTTATAATGTTCTTTTTTAATAGCTACTTTTACATTATAATTTTGTATACTAAATATTACACATTCACTTTTATTTTTACGAATAGATTGCTTTATAGCTGCTAATGCACTACTGAACATGAATATAACAAATTCTTCCTGTGTAGCCAATTCAAATAATTCTTCTGGGTCATCATATTTAATCTCCAGGTCAAGGGGGAATTCAAGCTTTAACTTCTGTTCCATGGGAATAAATATTTAACATTTTAGAGTTATTTTCAGGGTTATGTTGGGCATAAGTTCCCCATTTATATTTAAAATATTCATGACATCTTTGTTCTTTTTCTTGTTTTTGAATCTTTTCTTCAATACTTAACTCAGTACCTATAGATACAAAATGGTAAAAATGGCAATTATAAGAACGAATCATATTCATTCCTGAGAGTTCACATTTTAAGAAAAAGTCCCAGTCAACAACCCAAGCGCCAGGATAAGCTTCATCCCAACCCCCTATCTTCATATAGTCTTTTTTAGACATAAAGATAGGTAATGTTGAGCCTGTTTTTTCATTAGGTGAAATTGAGAGTGATTTTTCATAACTCCAAAATTGTTCTAAATCAAATGTTTTAGGATCACGACCTAAATCTTTGATATGGAATTGCCTAAACATAGAAGAAATAGGTTCAATTTGGTTAGGAGCAATCACTGAGTTTTCTTGGTATGTTTCTAATAATCTAATATCCCATTCTTGAGGGAATAAATTATCATCATTTACAATAAGAATTTTATCATAAGAAGCATTATACACTCCTAAATTAGTAGCTCTATTTAATCCAACATTTTCTTCTAAATTAAGAATACTAATATAATCTTTATATTTTTCTAATACTTCTTTATTTAGATTATAAAATCCATCTATAACTACTATTATTTGGTTATGATGTTTTTGCCCCTCAATAGCAGATTTTAAACATAAATCTAATACTTCAGGTTCTTTATAAGTTGGGATAATTACTGAGATCATATTTGTGACCAATCTGTTAAAGGAGATAACCAAGCTGTTTCACCATGAGTAGCATAACCTGGGATTGGAGTTATTAGTAATTCTCCTTGTTCTCTAAGCTCTAGAAACATTTTAAAGTCTTCAGGATAAGATCCTTGAGTGTATTTTCTTAAGATAGGTTCTATTCTTTTTAAAGTACTAACTTTAGCAGCAAATGTCATTGTTGTAGAATTAGTGACTTTCCAATGGGTAGATTTAGTCAAATATACTCTAGTGTCTTCAGCTCCTCCTTCACAATATGGGTTTCCACCTTTAGAGGGTGAAAGATATTTGTCTGGATGATCATATAATGCTACAAATGAAGCTCCTAACTCAAAACCTTCTTCTAATATTTTTTGACTATTTGGTTTATGTAAATAATCATTTTCTATAAAATAAATAGTTTCATTATCATGCCATCGTAGAGCTTCATCTAAAGCTAAATTAAATGTTCCGGCGCCATGTCCTACAGATACTTTTCTTATATTAATAGGATCAATGTACTTTTTAATCATAGTTAAAGTATCATCACTACAATTATCTGCTAAAATTATAATATCGTATATATAATCAAAAAATATATTGCAAAAATTTTTTAAACAATTTTCATTATTTATATAGTCTGGTTTTTCTTTTTTATAACCAGCATCTGAGATTCTATAAATTATTTTCATATAAAACTTTTAATAGTGTCTGTATAGTATTTTGTTGAGTTAAATTCTTCACCTCCCTTTATAGTGAATTTAATGAAGTCTTCTTGCTTTCCAAAATTAGCTTGTAACTCTATAGATTCTCTAATTTGGTCTCTATCTAAGTCAACTAGACCTGGGTAATTATAGAAATTACCTATTTGACCTGATCCTTTAATTAAAACTGTAGGGATGCCTAATTGGATAGGTTTAAATGATAAAGTTGAAGGGGAAGATATCACAAAAGCAGAATCAGCTATAATTTGATTTATGTCTGTACTATTGGTTATTATTTGACAATCTAAGAGACTTTTAATGTATTCTACATTATCCTGATAGTTAGGGTCGTCTAATCTAGTTTTTTGTTTAATTACTATAGGTAAATTATATTCTTTACTTAATTCAATTAAACCACTATTTTTAATGAAGTTAGAGTCAAAATTAATAGGAAATATAGAGGATCGATTACCTAAAAAATTAGTTATAACTAGAATATGTTTTGGATCCTTAATATAGTTTTTTAGTAAATCATTTTGAGGAATACCACCTTCAAGTAAGTTACTTGAGTCTATTCCAAAATTAGTTTCTATAATATATTTTTCTTTATACCCAAAGGTGAAAACTTTATCAAAACTTTGCCCTATTGCTAGATGATTTTTACTATATTCTTCATTACCATGAGAATTACCTACAACTAAAATATCTTTTAATTTAAATTTTTGGTATAGGTCTGGGATAGAAAATTCAGGCATGGGTCTATTATCATCAAAGATAACTAAAGAATAAGAGTCTATATCTAAATAGTTAGATAAGTCTTCATTTATTCTATCTCCATGGAATTTAACCCCAGGTCCTTCAATTATTTTATTAAGATGTTTAGAATAAAGATTAATAAATTCTTTACGTTCATCAATATCTCCTACCCAAGGTGTTTTAGGGCTAAATAAACCTACTAAAAATAAATCTAAAGTATAAGTTTTAGCTAACTCAGGTATTATAGGCCATAACTTTTCAGCTGTCCTATGATTAGTAAATAATAAAAGAATTTTATTCTTTGACATACCTCATTGAACGGGGTAAACATTTAAACTGATCTGTAAGAGGTAAGTAACGATTTTGATAGTTATGCATCACAAAAGTTTGATGTAAAGCATTTACTTTTACTTCTGGGTATTTCCAGAGTGAGTACATCATTGATACTTGATCTTCTGTATTCCATTTGGCTGTTTCTTCAAACCATAATTTATTAAAAGACCTAATTTGCTTATTATTCTTTCTATATAGGATACCATTTTCATATAGGCCTATATTTTCAGGATAATTTTCTTCTTTATAAGTTTGTCCTTGACCTATTAATTTTTCAATAGGATCTCTTTGAGGTTGTCTCCCAGCTGCAGCTTGAATTTCCTGGTATAGGCAATTACGATCGCAATGTTTATGAACAGCTAAATCATATTCACCTAAATGTGTTTCAAATAAACTATGAGGATCATAAGTAAAATATATTTCATTATCCATCCATAACCAAGCATCATATTCTGGGAGTAGTTCTTCAGGAGATGTTTTACATTTTCTAGCTGTCCATCTCCCATCTCTCCAAACTTCCATTTGTCTAATCTCCCAAAAGTCAGATTTAAGGTAAGGACTATTAGTAAAACATATATAATCTATTCCTGCTTTATCATGTTCATATGGGATTATATCCCCATATAGATAATCAGGATCATCAGTGAATAGGGCTGTGTAAACTGCTAATTTCATTTTTGAATCCAATCTTTAATATTTCTAGAAGGATTGTAACCTAAAATTTCAGTTGCTTTAGAAAAATCAGCTAATGTAGTTTTAGCCTCACCTGGTCTAGCTGGAATGTAAGTTATAGGGTGAGAATACATTTGAGCTATTTCATTAATAGAGAAATTTTCTCCTCTACCCAATTCAAAAAATTCTGCTCTTAATTCTGGATGGTTAATACAAGCTGTTAAGGCATCACAAATGTCTAGAACATGAGTAAAATCTCTTCTTTGCTCTCCATCTCCTGTTATAGTTAAAGGAATATTTTTAATCCGTTGTTCATCAAATATTTGAACTACAGTAGAGTAAGCATGATCGCCTGGTATCATATGTTCACCATAAACGTTATAAAAACGAGTTATAATGGTAGGAGTGTCATATACTTTAGAATACATAATACAAAGTTCTTCACCTAACCATTTAGAGAATGTATAAGGATTTTTATGCACCCCACCATGTGTTGAGCTTGAACCTGCGTATATAACTGGGGTTTTATTTATCCTAGCATATTCCAATACTCGTTGAGTACCTATAACATTAGCATTAAATGTTGGGGTAGGATATTTAAATGAGGGTTGTATACGAGCTAAAGCTGCTAAATGATAAATTACATCAGGTTGAAAAGAAATCATTAATGCTGTGGCTTGATCTGTTGTAATATCAACATTATGGTAAATAACCCCATCTTGATGATTTCTAATAAATCCAGTCACATAATTATCTATAACTTGGATTTCACTATTAGGATGAGCTTTTTGAAGTGTTTTAATTAGGTTTGTTCCTACAAAACCTGCCCCACCTGTTATTAAAATTTTTAACCTATTCCTTTCCATGTTGCGCCGTTTTTAGTATAATAGTGATTTACTTTTTGTTGTGGGTTATATAAATACTTGTATCCCTGATTTACCATATCAATAGCCCAATATCTATCTTCTTTACCAGGTAAGGATAAATCAAAAGGATGATTTAATAAAAATTGTTTATCATAGAAACAAAATGCATTATGTAAAAAATATCTAGTTTCTATATCTGAGTACATATTAGTTATAAATTCATCTTTAAAATGGGACCAAATGTAACGTGGAGTAATTTTTTTACCTCTATAAATAGGAGTTTGTTTACCAAATACAGCTACATAATCTTTTAGATTATCTTTTACTTCATTTAGGTTTAAATGAGTTATTTGTGAATGAGCTGATAAGACTAATAAAGTATCATTAGTTGCTTCTTTAGCCCCTAACATTATAGATAATCCAGGACTATAATTATCAATAGTAATTACTCTTATATTAGCTATATTTTTAAATAGGTTTACTATTTCTATAGAATCATCAGTTGATTTATTATCTACTACAAGAATTTCAGCTCCTGGGATATGGTCTATAACTGATTGAAGGGCAAAACCTATATATTCTCCTTCATTTTTATTCCTAATTATAACACTAGCCATTAAATCTCCCAGTATAATGTTTTCTTGAGTCTAATTCTGATTGTTGTACATCATCTTGATGGGTAAACATTTCTTCTCTCATTTTAATATAATCTGAAAGATCTTTCAATTGGTGAGGTAAAATTGCAAATTTATTATCACGACCTGGGAGATCATTATCAATTGTGAAATGTTTTTCAATTACAATCGCACCTTCACTAATTGCTACTTTAGCTGATTCTACTCCTTCAATGTGATCTGAGTATCCTACATTAGGCCAAAGATCCATTAATGTCCACATTTTAATTAAATTAGCCATATTAGGTTTACAAGGATAACTTGAAACACAATGCATTAAAATTAGATTTTCAGTAGTAATTGATTCAATGTACAAGCTTGATTCTATTTCTTGTATGGTAGAAGTACCGGTTGACATAAAAACTAAGTCAAAATTTTGAGTACAGTATTGAATTAACTCATGGTTACGAGATTCAAAACTAGGTATTTTAACTTTTTTAACTCCTAATTCAATCAATAATTTAGCATCTTCAATACTAAACACACTTGATAAAAATTCAATACCTACTTGATTACAATAATCAATTAATTCAATATGTCTTTCTTTAGTTAATTCTGCCTTTTCATAAATTTCTCTACGACCATCATTATCCCATTCACCTGGTTTGAGTCTAGAGACAGACCAACTTTGGAACTTAGCATAAGTTGCTCCATTTTCTTTAGCGGCTAGAATCATTTTCTTGGCTAAGTCCATGTCACCACCATGGTTCCATCCTATTTCAGCTATAATTTGTATCATTTTCTTTTTAATATCCAAATAAAATAACAAGAATCTTGAGCACTATCACCTTCATATACCATTTCATAATTATCTAAGAAACGATGGTAATTGTGATACAATCTAGGATGGTTAGGTGTTTCAAACTCTTTTTTTAATTCCCTTAACATTATATGTTTAGGTTTCCAATTATCACAAACCCAATCAATAATTTTTTTAGCTTTATCATATTGTAGATGCATAAAGTGGTCTGAGACTAAGAAAATATCTAAGTCTGGGATTAGTTGTGTCCTAATTATATCTTCAGAGTCACCTTCAAAGAAGGTTACTTTATCTTTAATCTCAGAATGCATACTCTCTAAAGAAGCATCTTTAAATAAGTCACTACAATATAAATTTAGATTTTGGTTTTCTAACCAAATGTAATATAAGTTACGAGCTGGTCCTGAGCCTAATTCAAATATATTTTTTGAGTTTTGAAGAATATTATTTTCTTTAAGCAGAGTAGCTAATTCAATAGAGTTTTGATGAAGCATTTGTCTTGCTCCCATTCCAACAGCTGATTGATAATTAGCTGGGAATCTGTCTTTTCCAAATTGGGCCATTATTTATTTAAATTTTGTTTTACTAATTCTAAGTCTTCTTGATAATGAATATCAACAGCTGAGTCTTTAATACAACCTAGTCGTTTACTTACTTGTTCTGATTTTAAATAGTTGTATTTAAATATACGAACTGAACCACTTCTTTTATAGTTTGGGTTCACTGTGATTAAATCGTCATAATTGTTTTCCACCATGTAATCAATACACTCATCAAGAGTATAAGATCGATTAGGATTATCTGGTTGTAGACCTACTACTAAGTCGTAACTATTAAAGGTAGTTTTAGTTATAGAAATATAAACATCTACTACTTCAGTATCACCACATAAAGATTCATCACGATAATGGAAAATTACATTATCATACTTGCCCCAAAACGCATCTTTCACTTCTAGACTTTCAGATGAAACTATAACAGTAATGTCATGTTTACTTGCAAGCGCATAATCAATGGAATGTTCTACAAGTGTTTTTCCATTTACTAATTGTAGATTTTTTTTCTCTAATCTAGTAGAGTCTAATTTAGCTGGTATAATTGCTAGTATTCTCATAATTTGTTTATTGCCCATGTATAAGCTTTAGTTTGTCCTTGTATAGTCATTCCTCCTATATGTGGGGTGAATATACAATTAAATTTTGAATTTTCCAAGCTAAAAAATGGGGAGTCTTTAATATCATTAAATTCATCTTCTATAACATCTGCTCCATATCCCCATAATTTACATTCTTTTAATGCTCTAATAACATCAGATTCTTTTACTATTTCACCTCTAGAAGTGTTTATTAAGAATTTTACATTACGAGAGAGTAAATCATAATCAATCATGTATTTTGTTTCGTCATTAACATGAACATGAAGTGAAACTGCATCACATATTTGAAATAAATCCTCTAATTCTTTTACATTAGATTCATCTGAATATGGGTCATAGATATAGACTTCAGCATCAAATGCTTTACAATATTTAGCCATCATCTTACCTAATCTACCATAACCAACAATTCCTACTTTAAAGTCTTTCATTTGTTGACCTACAAAAGGTAAATAATCCCAAGTTTTATTTTGTTTAACTTCATTATTAGATATTGTAATATTACGCATTAAGTCTAAGAGTAAGCCAAATGCTAATTCTGAGGTAGATGGGAGGTTGTTTATTAATTTATAGTCTTTAGTTAGTGAATATATTTTAATCCCGTTTAATTTACAATATTCTTGATCAATATGATTCATACCTGTTGAGCATGTATTAATTAAAGATACAGTGGTATTCTCCAATAATTCCTGGTCAATTTTGTATGTTTGTTGGTTTGGATTACAAATTATAACATCAATATTTTCTTTTAAAAGTAATTCCCTAACTTCAGATTTAGTACCTTCTTCTAAATAAAAGATTTCTCCTTTAGTAGATAGAAGACTCTCTATACCTTGTAAATGTTTAACAGGAGTAGTAACCGCTATTTTCATTATTAAATTTTTCTATCATTTCATCTATAACTTCAAAAGTAGAATGTTTTACTTCAAATCCAAGTAAATTTTTAGCTTTATTAGTATTAGCAAATCGAGTTAAAATTTCTTTATAATCACCAAATGAAACTTCTCTAGTCTCAAAATTTAATTTAGATCTAGAATCAGTCTGCTTAACTATATATTCAGCTACTTCTTTAACAGTTGTTTGTTGGTCAGTACCTAAATTAATAATTTGGTTATTTACTTCTTGTAAGTTATTTAACATTAATTTTAAACCATTAGCTATATCTAGGGCGTGACATATAGAACGAGTTTGTAATCCATCACCATGTATTGTAATATCTTTATCTAATAAAGCATTATGTACAAATACTGGTATATGCCCTCCTGACCAACTTTTATTTGATCTCCAAGATGCACATCCAAACACTCTTGCAATAGTAGCATTTAAATCTGATTGAGCTACTTCATTTAGAATATATTGTTCGCTATATAATTTAGACATAGCATATGAATATCTTTCATTAGTAGGAGGACCTATAGTGATAGGTTCATCTTCACTAAATGTAGAAGAATTACCATATACATCTGATGTTGAAGTAAAAATTAAATGACTTCCATATCTTAAAGCTTCTTCAACCATAACTTTAGTCATAGAATAATTTTCTTCCATAACATAAGAGGATTTAAGAGAGCCTTTAATAGGTTTTTTCATTGATGCTAGATGATATATAACATCAAACTTTTGTGTTAGTAAAGGTATAGTTTGAAGTTTAGCTTTGATAAAAGTATAATTATTTTTTTTAGAGGCTTCTAAAATATTTAATCTATTACCAAATGATAAATCATCTATACCTACTACAGAATGTCCATCTTTAAGCAATAAATCTACAAGATGGCTACCTATCAATCCTGCTGCTCCTGTAACTAATATTTTCATAGAATAAATGATTTAAGAGGTCCTTTAGTTATATCGTGATGATAAAATTCTCCTATAAGAGTATTTTCATAATTATGTTTTATATTTTCAAACCCATCAGTTATAGATTCATAATGCCAACCCCATCTTTCTTGCCAGGCTGAGAAATTAGAATATTCTCCAAAATGGTACTCGTCTCCACTTTTAGCTCCAGCAGCTGAATTAGGGTTAATTTCATATTTAGATTTTAATTGTTGATGGTTTAAACAATAATGATCAGGGAGAATTAAACACCCATAATTATGGTAATTAAACTGCATAGCAATATCAGGTAACCATAAATGAAAATGGTATTGGTCTGTTGGGATAATTTTTTCATTCCATAAATTAACATTAATACCTACAGCAGCCCACATTGGGAACTCTACTATAAAAGGTTTAGACCATAAAGGATTTGATTTAAGAAGATGGTCTTGTTGTTTAGGGCATAACCATCTACCTGTTTGACTCTTAATAGATAAGTGAGCCATACCAATCATACCTAATGGTGAGCCACCTTTTTCAAATTGGTCTAAAGCATTTCCAGTGTAGTCACCATGGTCTAAAACATTAAAACCTAAAATACCAAATTGATCTAATTTATCTTCTTTAATAAGCTCAGAAATAGAAGTAAAGAAATCTTTTGAGATAGGATAATTATCATGCTGGAAGCAAAATACCCATTTACAATTAGGTCTGTTCTCATTTATAAAATCTATAAGAGTTTGAGTAGCCATTTGTACTCCTCTAGACTTGTTTTCTAAAAAGACAATACCATGTTTAAAACATATACTTTTACCTTTTTCTATTTCTTCAGGAGATGATTTATCATCAACATTTATAAACTCAAATCCTTCTCTATTTATGTTTTTAAGGACTTCTCCTTCTAACATATCATAGTTGTTTCTAGAAGAAACATAAATTATTAAATTATCTTTATTCATAATATTCTTTTATAATATTAGCTATTCTTTTAGAAGCATTACCATCCCATTCTAAAGGACAATCATATTCAATAGATTTAAATAAAGAAAAATCTAATTCTTCTGGAGAAACTAATTTATTACTATAATTTAAAGTTAATAAATGTTCAGTTGTAGGACGAATTGTAAGTAATGATTTTTTTAAAACTGAAGCCTCACACTGAACCCCTCCTGAGTCTGATAATATACCCTCAGAATAAAACATATAAGTTAAAAAATCTAAATATCCTAAAGGTTCTATAAAAATTAGATTTGGATATTCTTTTTTTAGATTATTTTTAAGTCTTGGATGTGTAGGTATTATAACTGGGTGAGGGAAGTTATTTAATTTTGTTAAAATTTCATCTAAAATAAAAAAATTATCAACATTAAATGGTCTATGTAATGTAGCTAAGTAATATCTAAAATTATAAGGATTAGGTTTATTTTTAATTATGTTTATAACACTTTGTAAACTATCTATAGCAGTATTACCTACAACAAATATTTTCTTAGGATCATAAGCCTCATTTAAAAGATTATTTTTAGCACTTTCCTCAGTACAGAATAATAATTCTGAGATTTGGTCTACAATTAATCTATTTATTTCCTCTGGCATTTTTTTATCAAAGCTTCTACAACCTGATTCTATATGGAATATAGGAATATGTAGTTTAGCAGCGGCTAAAGCCCCAGCTAATGTAGAATTAACATCACCATAAACTACTACACCTTTAGGTGATATATTTGAAAGTATGTCTTCAATATCTATTAAAGATCTACCAGTTTGGTAACCATGAGAGCCTGATTTAATCCCTAAATGATAATTAGGTTCTGGGATTTCTAACTCTTGGAAGAATACTTCAGAAAGTTTATAGTCGTAATGTTGATTAGTATGAATAATTATATTGTAAAAATTAGCCTCATCTAATGCTTTAATAACCGGGGCTGCTTTAATAAAGTTAGGGCGAGCAGCTAATATATGGATCAAAGGTGTTTTAGAGGTTTTCATAATAAGCATTTTGTTTTTCTTGACGTTCAATATCTTTATGATGTTCTAAAGCGAAATGTTCCTCTAATGGTAATATAGCATGAGTTTTATAACCATCCAAAATTTCATGTACCTTATTTTTCCATTTAATTTCTGGGGTGTTCTTATAAATTCTCCATTGTAGATCAGGCCAATTAACTCTACTCTTACTATCTACTACCCAACCCCATTTTTGAATATGTTCTTGAGTTAATCCTTTAACTGTATTAACTCTAGGTACTCTAAGTACTTCTACATCATTATTTTCAAGTAATATAGGAAGATATTGTATAAGATAGAGACTTGGCATTTCATCAGCATCAATCTGGAAGATATAATTTCCTAGACAAGCATCTGTTAGAGCATTTTTCAAGTTAGCAAAATGTCCATCAAAGTGATAACCTATTTTTCTTATATCTTTTAAAGATTTAAGATAATCTTCTACTTCTTGAGTACCATTATTTGTATCATAAAACACAACAATTTCATCTTGTTTCCTTTTATTTTTAATTAAGAAAGAAAGTAAACGTTGTATTTCTATCAGTTCATTACAAACTGTTATAGCATAACTAATTTTCATTTTACTCAGGTAATACACTAATATAAGTTAAAGCTTCCATAAATTCATTTTCTGGGAAGTGAGTTAAAGTAGTCATATCCATTTTATAATCATACTCTTTACCTTTTTCTTTAAACTTGGTCTTTTCTTCTTCAGACATAAGGGTTGCTTTTACAGCTGCCCATCTCCAATTTTGACTGTTAGTTCCATCAGCAAACACCATTCCTTTATCAGGAATGTTAACTACTGAAGGCATCCAAATAAGGCCATTTTCATCTTCACCCATTAATTCTTTATACAATTCAGGAAGTGTTTCCATTTGTTGTTGTAAAAATTCTGAGTCACGGGTCATAACTGAATTGGCTTGGAAACCACAGCCATAACAAAAATGTAGTTTTACTTGTTCATTTACTTCTTGAACATAACAAGCATCTGAACCACAACGGTTACATATAGTTAAATTATCCATTTATTTTTTCTAGTTTAGGAAGTTGTAATTTAGGCAGTTGAAGTTGAATTTCTTTAGGAAATTCTGGGATGTGTTGAGATAATGTTTGATTTACTTTTTCAAACATTTTATCCCAGCTAAATTCGTTTTTACTTTTAAATGCTTGACGTTTAGCTCCATCAGTGTATTTTTTATAATTTTCAAATACATCTTTAAGATAATGTCCTACTTGACTATAATCAACATTAAACCATTGAGATTCAGCTATAACCCAATCATTTACGGCAGATGGGCCTACTGGTTTAACTTCACCTTTTAAAGTGACTGTAAAATTAGGATCTAAAAACTCAGTGTGAGCCGACCACCCTGAAGCTATAATTGGTTTTTTAACTAAACTAAATTCAAGTAATGGGCGACCAAAACCTTCACCTTTAGTTAAACTAACCATAGCTTTTACTTTAGAATGGTTATATAACTCATTTACTTCAGAATCATTAAAATCACCATGAAGTAAGTAGATATTAGGAAGATCTTTAGAATTAACTGATTTTTTAATTTTATTAATTTTATCTAAAATAACATCACGGTCCATGTAAGATGAACCAGCACCACTAGTTTTTAAAATTAAAGCAGGTTTATTCTTTTTATTTTTAAATATTTCATAAAAAGCTTTAATTAGTAAAGAAACATTCTTTCTATCCTCACCAAAATCTCCTTGTGTCCAATGGCCTACAAATAAATAAGCAAATGATTCTTTAATAGAATCTAAATTAATAGTTTTAATTTGATTCTGTTCAATTATTTTATAAAGATCTGTATTAGCACCTTCAAAAATAACTTCAATAGGTGTTGTAAGTTTTAAATGACCTTGTAACTGACCTTGTTGATTTTTAATCTCGTAATTCATAGATTCAAAAGTTTTTTTAGCAAACTCTGAAGATGTGATTACAAGATTCATTCGGTTACAACCTTCAATCCATTCACCTTTTACAGCTGTAGTTTCAATACCTGCTGTAATACCAATATTATATTTTCCAACTGGTTGGAATTCATTTGGAATAGTGATTTGAGCCCAAATTTCAGGTTTTTGATTTAACTTAGGTTCAGTTAAGATATGTGATTGTAAAAATCCCCATTCATCTTTATGGTCTTCAATAAAACCCCAAGGTGTAGCTCCCCAACGTTGTGGTAAGACTTTTACATCATATTTATCAGTCTTAATAATTGCTTTAACAATATCTCTAGAACGTGCTCCATATCCACTATAAGTGTCAATTGGGCAACTTATTACAAAAACTGGTTTCATTAATATACTAATTTATGGTTTAAGACTGGTTTTTCAAATTCATTAACATTGATAAGTTCATATTTTTCTCTTGGTTTCCAAGTATCAAATAGTTTATCAGTATAAGTTATAAATCGATTTGCTTGATGTTTAGAAGTAAATCCTGCTTCATCACTTGTAGCCCATTTATAACCTTCCATTCCTCTTTCTTGTCTTTCTTCTTTAGACAAATTATATACTTCAGTTAAACATTCAGCTGCGTCTTCCCAACGACAACGATCATCAAAAATATAAGGTGTTGGAATAGAACCTACCATTGATAAATTAGATGGGTAGACTGGGAAGGCCCATTTACCATGTTTTTTATAAGTGCCTCTATGATTTGAAGGAAAATCAGCATCAAAATCAATCCAAGTGCCATCTTCAAATTCAAAACGCATTTGGTCCTGCATCCCACCTGTTACATTAGCAATAATAGGAGTACCTGTTAGCAATGCTTCTGTAAGTGATAAACCCCAACCTTCATTTGAAGTAAGTAGAATCTGAACATCTGCTAGATTATAAAGATAATTTAATGCTTTAACATCTAATTTACCTGGAGTAAAGATGATATTATGATCTTTAGGTATAAGTGTTTCAATTATAGCACCTAAATCAGTGCCATGTTCATTAGCTAATTCAGTATGAAGAACTAATACAACTTTTTCTCTTTGTTCAGGAGTTAAAGACTCTACAAATTGACGATATGCTAAAATTGTATCTGGAATTTGTTTACGGCGAATATTTCTTGAGTTAAAAAATATCATAAACTCATAATCTTTTCCTTGGAATAGATTTTTCTTAAAATTTTGATATTCTGTATTAGTTTCCTTATCAGTGATAGGATAAAATATTTCAGTATTTAATCCATGGGGTACATACTCAATAATCTTGTTTTTAGTCTTGTTATCTAAAACAAGTTTATTAATATTAACTGTTTGTTTTGAAATACCTAACAAAGCATCACATGACTCATAAAATGATTTATTGTAGTAAGGTGCTGGTAAATCATCCCAGATATTTAAATAAATAATAGGAATGTTTTTTCTGATTTCATTCTCAATTTGGAATAACCAAGTGAAATAACGAGGATCAGTAATCATCATTATAGCGTCAGGTTTTTCAAGTTTAAGAATTGCTCTTAAAAGATTAGCATCTCCATAACCATTATTAGGATAAAGAAAAACACTAGCATCCTCTATTTCAGCATTTTGATTTGTGTCAGTGCTTAAATCAAAACGTTTTCCAGCATCTGGATGGTTGATGGCAGCTCCTATACAAACCCAATTATAATGATGAGCAGTATGGATAACTATTTCTTTTCCTATATTCCCTACACCTGAGGGTAATCTAATATCATCGGTGATCAAAAGAATTTTTTTCCTTTGATCTTTAGGCAAATAACCTTCTTTCATAAACTAATTAAATATCTAAATCGTTGTGGTTATGAATTTGTTTTCTAAATCCTTCATCAGTAAGATATAAATGAATTGCTCGATCAGCAAGCTTTTGAAACGAGAATTTATGTCTTACACAAGATACTTTAAATTCATCAAATAATTCTGTTTGTATTTTAACACTTGTAAGTGTCATATCCTTTTTACTCATAACATTGTTTTTATATTGTCATATATAAATATCTCAAAATATACTAAGATACGTTTCTGTCACATAAATCTTTTCTATCTTTGAAAGGACAATATTGACAGTTTTGTTTTGAAGGATTTTTTAACATAGGACCTTCTCTATGTTTTCCTTCTTTATCAAAAGCCATTTCAATAAATTCTTCAAAATGTTTAGTGGCTTTATTTAATTTAATTTTACCAGAAGCAGGCACATGAATTTGTACTCTTGGATCAGGAAAGTCAGGATTACCATGTAGTTTTCTTTTTACAATAAAATACTCTACATCAATATTATCAACTGGGAAATTAAATTGTTCTGAAAAGAATTTTTTATAAAGAATAACTTGAGAATTTTTAACTTCATCTGTTTTTTCTTTATCCTTCCACCCACGAGTAGAAGTTTTAATATCGATAATTTTTATTTTATTAAGCATTTCATTATATAAGACAACATCGATATATCCCTTATATAGTATGTTATTATAGACCGGATTAGGCGGAAGTAAAATAGGTACTTCAATACCTACTAACCACCAACTTTTTTTACCAAAGTATTTTCCTCTATTCTTTTTAAACCATTGAAGAATACCTATTCCATCTTCATAAAATTCACTTAATTCAGATGAATTAGAAAAATGAGTATTATTATTTTTTTTATAATCTTCTTTGTAAACTGCTCTTAAACGTTCTTCAAAGTATTCTTCTATATTAATCCTATCAGCAGCAGTTGCACTTTCATTATACATCACTTCTAAATAGTTCTGCATAGTTTCATGCATAGCAGTCCCAAATGTCATGTGAATTGAAACTTCAGATGTATAATGCCCGTCCCGGTATTGGAGTGCCCATTTGTGTGGGCAACTCTCAAATACTGAATATTGACTAAAAGATATTGTTTTTTGGTATCTATAGTCTATATTTGGGGGTGTGAATTTTTTTACAGCCTCAACAATTAGAGGTGATTTCTTTTTAGCCAAAACTTATTTCCATTTACCTCTCATAACTAACTGGGCTATAATACCATAGTTAGAGATATCTATAAAACTATCAATCATTGCTTCTCCAGCTACATAATTTTTTCCATTACGTTGGAGCATATTTTTTAAACGATTGATCTTATCATTACAACGAAGCCAAATACCTGTAATTGAAAGGTTAATGTCTTCTGATTTTTCTAAAGTAGAACCTAAAGCAATATTTTGAAGACCATAATCCATCATTTTAGCGGCAAACAACTCATATTGTTCTTTCTGAATTTGTTGAAATTCATATGCTAGTTCAGAATATTTTTGTTCAAAATCTTTAATTGCTGAATATGGTTGTGGATCGTAACCTTCTTGTTCTTTCATTTTACAGAGTTTTTACTAATTTATCTTGTTCTTTTTGGTCAACCCCCATTTGCCACAAAATATTTCGAACACCAGGTTCTCTAATTATATCAATGTAGTGATCAGCTTCACCTAAACTACACTCATAATATTTTGCTATGTATTCTGCTATATGTTGTGGCCTTTGTTTTTTACTCGGTTTGATATACTTTAACCAAACCTTTTTCTTTGGGATCATTTCTCTGTAAATGGTGTAAATTTGTTTTTTATTCTGTGGACTTATCTTTTGAACATAATTTACAATGTCTACGTAATTTATATCCATAGATAAATATCTATGAACCATATAAGAGTTAAATGAGTCCCATGACTCTTCACTAAAGTCTCCAGGAGGAGTCTTTTTGACTGTTATTTCTTCCAGCCAATCAAATAGTGTCTTCGTAGTCGTCTTTGATGTCACCTGGTAGAGTTTCTTTTAGAATAGCACCTGTTTTAACATCATAAAATACAGGAATAGGAATAAGTGCATCTTGTGCAGTACCAACTGCAAAACGTGATGCTTTACGCAAAATAATTCCTTCAGCTACTACATAGTTACCATCTGGGGTAACTACTTTTTCTGTGTTTTTTAGATCAATGTTTAGTTTAAGATCTTGATTTTGATTCATGAATTTTCTTTTTTATGTTTTAACCAATCAATATAGAAACCAATAGCCACTATTATATTCATACCAAATGAAGCTAATATTTCATAAATGTCTTCATAGATATTCATTGTTAAGTGAACATGTCCTACCATCCAGAAAGGTATGGAAAGATTCCCTGATATCCAAGTTATAGTATATTTAAGGAATGTTCTCAAACTCGACATCTTCTATTTCTCTACAAAAATAAAATACTCCATCTTTTTTAAGTACTGAGTCGCAGTGCCAAAGTTCTTTAAGTAGATCTGTGTCAATAGGTTTATCTCGTTCTTTAAATGTTCTATATAAATAAAATGATCGAGGCCCCATATGGACTATCTCCATGTTAATCATAGAATTGAGATAATTTTAGCTATACAAGCCATGATATTAATTTCTTTATCAATTCTAAAATTAGAATGGTATTGATATTCTTCAAGAATAATTACCACCAGGCCTTCTCGCCCGTCAGCATAGTCTGAGATACGCGAATAAAGTTCCTTATAAAGTTCTTCATAATCATTAATATTAGAATCAGCTATTATCTGGCGAATATTTTTCCAGTTTTTATTGGTTTTAATTTCGTTTATTACTTGCTCAATATAGTTATTTGATACAAGTATTGACTTGTCTAGAATTAGTTTATTATCAATGGTAGATAATTGAGCTGTGCCTAGAATTTTACGAATATCAGGGTAGTATTGTTTAACAATAGGTCCTAATGTTTCTTTAGTCCATTCAACTCCTTCTTTCTCTAAAACACCAGCTATATGAGCTGCTACTTCTTTCATTGACGGGGGTACAATCTTAAGTACCTGGCAACGTGATTGAAGAGGATCAATAATACGTTCAACATAGTTACAAGTTAAGATAAAACGAGTACTACGTGAAAATGTTTCGATTACGTTTCTTAATGATGCTTGTGCTTGGATTGTGAGAAAATCTGCTTCATCCAAGATAACAACTTTGATACTTTTGAACGAAGCAGAAGAAGCAAATCCGGATACTTTGTCCCTAATTGTTTCAATCCCTCTTTCATCTGAAGCATTGATGTAAAGATAATCACAATCCAAATTGGAAACAATAAGCTTAGCCAAAGTAGTTTTACCAGTTCCCGGACTTCCATAGAATATAAGATTTTGTATATCGTTCTGTTCTAAATATTTAGCTATAGTGGCTTTAATATTCTCATTACCTACATATTCATTTAGGTTTTTAGAACGATATTTTTCAACTAATAAAGTATGTTCTTTATTCGAAGTCACCATACAAATCGTATTTCTTAGGTTCAGGTTTAGGTATTTCTATTTCTTCAGTAGTAATAATATATAATTTTCCTTTTAGAGGCTCAAGCCTAAATGCTTGGGGTTTTGTAGTTGCTTGTTGATACCAAGCGTTTAACACTTCAGTTAGGGATTCATAAACTTTCTCACCGTTGAGGAGTTTCCACCTGTCACCAGGTGGAACTCGCTCAGCGATTTGAATGTTTTTTTCTACTTGTTGAGTATCCATTAGAACATACCTCCCATTCCACCCATTGGATCAGATTCTTTCTTATCCTCTGGATTATCAACTACAACACACTCGGTAAGCAATACTGTACCTGCTACTGAAGCTGCGTTTTCAAGTGCAGTTCGAGTTACTTTAGCTGGATCAATAATACCTGCTTCTTTCATGTTGACAATAGTTTCCTCTTTGATATTATAACCCATCCAAGTATTTGAAGGATCAAGTTGTAGACCTACCATTTGTGCTTCAGTTGAACTGAAACCAGCGTTTACAAGAATTTGTTCAAATGGTTTACCACATGCTTTCCAAACAATCTCAGCTCCAATATTTGAGCGATCAATTGCTTCACGAGCGTAAATCAAAGCTGAGCCCCCACCTGGTACAATACCTTCTTCAATAGCGGCTTTGGTTGCGTATAAGGCATCTTCTACGCGATCTTTCTTTTCCTTAATTTCTGTTTCAGTGTTTCCACCAACATAAACGATAGCTACTCCTCCCACGAATTTCGCGAGCCTTTCTTGGAGCTTTTCTTGTTCGAAAGGAGTCTTTGCTTTTTCGATTTGTTGTTGAAGTTCTTCAATACGTGCTTGTATTGATTCAGATTCTCCTCTTCCATCTATAATGGTTGTTTGATCTTTTGTTATTGTTACACTACGAGCTGAACCAAACCAATCCCAACTGAATTTGTCAAGGCGCATACCCTTATCAGTACTAAATACCTGACCTCCTGTTAGAATTGCAATGTCATCCAAAATCAATTTACGACGATCACCAAAGTCAGGAGCTTTAACAGCTGCTACTTTAATTGTACCTCGTGCTTTGTTCACGATAAGTGTAGCGAGTGCTTCACCTTCAATGTCTTCAGCAATAATCAATAATGGGCGATTTTGATTAGATACTCCCTCTAGAATAGGAAGTAAATCTTTAACGTTTGTAAAACGTTTATCTGCGATTAAGATAAATGGATTTTCAAGGTGAGTAGACATTGTTGAATTATCAGTCACAAAGTAATGTGATTTATAACCACGATCAAACTGCATACCCTCTACTGTTTCAAGATAAGTTTCACCTGAGTTTGATTCTTCAATTGTAACTACTCCTTCACGTCCTACTTTATTTAAAGCTGTAGCAATTAATTTACCTACTTCAGGATCATTATTAGCTGATATAGTGGCAATTTGTTCAAGTTGTTCTTCACTTGAAATTTCTTCTTTAATATTACGGTGTAATTCTTCAGTTACTTGCTTAACAGCAGCATCAATACCACGTTTAATTTCAACTGCATTTGCTCCGTTATTTAAGTGGTTCAAACCGGCTTTAACCATTTCACGAGCCAACAAGGTAGAAGTGGTTGTACCATCACCTGCGTTATCAGCAGTTTTAATAGCTGCCTGTTTTACCATTTTAACACCTACTTCTTCTACATTATCTGATAGAGAAATAGATTTGGCTACAGTTACACCATCTTTAGTTGATTGCACCTGACCCATTTCGTTAACGATTACTACGTTACGACCATTAGGACCAAGTGTTGCTACTACAGCATCTGCTAGTTTATCAATACCTGAAACTAGTTTTTTACGGCCTTCAGGACCAAATTCAATTACCTTACTCATTTGTCAAATATTCTTTTTCTGTTTCTGTTACTTCAGTTTGTCCAAGTACTTCTTCGATAGAAGTTCTTTCAGGAGCAATTTTAGCTAGGATATCATTTTCACGACCAATCCAATATTCTTCACCTTTATATTCAAATTTAGTAAAACCCATAGTAGGTAATACAATAATATCTCCTGCTTTTAGAATAGTGTGAATAAATTCTCCTGTAATTGATTGGTGACCTGGGCCTACCGATACAACTTTACCTGTTTTATTTTTCTCACTGCCTAGATCAGGCACAACAATGTTTCCATATGTTGTTTCTTCCAACTCAATTGGTTGGACAATTATAGCGTTAAATAGCGCTTCAATCATAATGTAATTATATTAGAGATTCGATTAATTATATTGTTATATTCTTCAATAAAGCTTTTTATAGTGTCATAATTTTTACTCATAACCTCATCTTTAGCAATAGCAGACAAAGCAGAGTCTAAATTTTTATAAAAACCAAGTGTTTGATGATATTCTTTTCCACTTTCTTCAGCTGTAATAGCTTTATGAACACCAAAGCAATAATCATCTAATTGGATGTAATAAGGTGCTAGTAATGGATCTTTGATGTATCGAGTAGTTTTTGTATCTTTTTTTTTCATAACGTGATTTAAATAAAAACCTATAGGGGCACCTATTAATTATAACCTAATATAATAAAACTTATTTGATTTTCAAAACTTTAGGTTTAGCTTCTTCAGCAAATGGTACAGAAATTTTTAAAAGACCATTTTTCATTTCTGCAGCTGCGTCTGTAAGTTTAAATTTAGAAGTTACTTTATAACCTAAATTAAAAGAACGACGTGCAATACCTTTATGTAGGTAAGTGCAGTCATTCACATCACAGCATTTATCTTCTTCTTTTTTAGTATAAGATATTCTAAGAACATCTCCTTCAATATTGATTTCAATATCGTTTTTTTCAAGACCAGTACATGCAACTTCAAAGTGCAAGCCGTCTTTATTTTCGTAAATGTCTACTGGGTGGGAAATTTTAGCCTCAATGGCTGGTTGGAAATTTAATTCCGATCTGAAAAAATCTTTAAACAACAGATCAAATGGTGAGAGGTGTCTCTCTGAAATAAATGTATTCATAATCCTTAGATTTATGGTTAAACAATAAATAAAATTTGGTTTCCGAAGATAACCGAAGGTGCCCTATAGGTCATATTATAAATATTACTGATCTGCTTTTCTTACCATATAGTAAGTACTAATCCAATCCTCTCCTTTAAATACTAATTTAAGTAAACCTTGAGTGTTTAGACTCATATAAGCCTCATCAGCATCTTTATTGTTAGAGAGAACTGTCTTAAGCATTTCAGAATTAAATGGTACTTTGAAATCTAACACATCATCTTCAATTACAGTACCTGGGATGATATATTCAATTTTATTTGTATGAGATGAAGCATCTCCAAATACTAAAGTAAGTACTTGTTCATTATCAAAATTTTTACCTACAACAAATGAAACTAATTCACTTTGTAAGGCATTTTTAGCTTTAATAATAGCTGAGAGAGCACTAGATTCAAGAGTACATTCAACTGTATAGTTATTTGGATCTTTAACTACACCTGGTTCTTGAATTAACATCAGGTCAGATAAAGTATAACTTAAAGTATAATTTACATCACCAATAACTAAACGAGTGAATACTTTACCTATTTTTTCTAGTTGTAGATCCAAATCACCTGAGGTAATAGCTAGTAGTTTATCAAGTTGAGGAGTATCATAAACAGCAATCTCACTATCAGCTAAATCAAAATTAGTATGAGTTATCTCACCAATCATGTCTTTAGTAGGAGCATTAAACTTAATGTTTAATTGCTTATTTTGAGTAGTCCATTTGACAGACTCAATCATTCCATTTAAGGAATATTTAGAGATAATTCTCTGTAATTCGCTTTTATTAATCATAACTAGAAACTAAAAAATAGGTTTCGATATGGGTTTAAATTAAGTGACCAACCCAGGTCATGGTAAAATCCTTCAAGTTTAGATTCCAAAATTGATTCAAATGATCGATTCTTGTCCGCATACTCATCTAGTAATGTACGAATCTTATCAGGCATATCAAAGTCTAAGAAAGCAAGTGCTTCAATTTTATATGGATTATTTTTTAGATAAATCCATTTAACTTTATCACCTTGTACAATTCTAGAGTGTTTTTTATCTAAACCCCAGAATGTAAGTAAGTCATTATATTTAATAGCAGCTTTAATTGCTGCTGGTGCTCCTTGAGCTATGACTGAAAACATTTCACCTGCCTTAGGTTTACGAGCGATATATTTATCTAATGTTTTAACTGAAGTTGGATTACCTAATACTGTTAATTCTAGATCTTTTGACATTATATGCTCTCTAAATTTTAGGAGTAAATCATCAATCTCAGTTTGTTTAGCTCCTTTAAGTGCTTTTTCTAGGATTGAGTTAAAGAACTTTCCAAATATAGGAGGAAAGTTAGCTTTCATAAACTCTAAACCCTTAATATCTAGCTCATTTTTAACTACACCTTCTTTCTTAGTAATCCATTGAGCATATCGTCTTGTACTTCTAAAGTAAGCTGAACGAATTATACATTCAGTTTTCATTTCAAAACGATGTTCAGGAACATTAAATGCTTCTTGAGCTAAAGTAGTATAATGATTTGTAATTAAATCTTGATATTTAAGAGCAATTTCCTCAAGTTTATTGTCTTTTTCTTCTTCATCCATCTCATCAAAATTAGGATAGAGATGTTTAAGTAAAGGCTCAGCATTATAATAGTTGGAGTCTGTATCAACATAAGCACAAAAATTTTTGTCTTCTTTTTTACAGATAAACCAAGGTGTATTTTCTAATTGTATCATTCTACTACTATTATTTCTCCTAAATTATGAGATGAAATATAATATTTAAAGTCGTATTGATCAAGGAAATTTATAACTATTTCTTGCATTTTTTGAGAGTTACCTGTTATAATATTTACTCCTTTATAATCAAAACCATGCCAGAAGAAAAAGTCAATTAACTTATCTTCAATATTAGCATGTTTAACACCATGCAAATCAAGAGTTCTCTTCGTCTTCATTATGAATTATACCCTCAACTTCACCTTTATTATTAAAGATTTGTTCTGGGACTGTGATATAGAATTTGGTTTCTTTAATATTAAAACGTCCTCCTTGTTTGAGCATTTTTTTAAAGAAGGTTATTTCTTTATCTGACCATTTTTCAGACATAGATATAACTTTATCTTTGTCAAGTTTTTCACCAGCGCTAAAGATAGTAACACCTGTTCTAATTGATTGTTTTGAGATTTTATGTTCCATTACAATTGAATTTCACCTTTTAATACTTTGTTCATATGTGTATTAGCAAACAAAGCTGATTCTTGAATAATACGTTGACCTGATAGAGTAATACTTTCACTTAAAATTACATTACCATATCTAAAACTCCCAAGAGCAGTTGCACCATACAAACTATTTAGCAAAATTTTCATTGTATGTTGCATTAAGTGGAATTTTTCTCCATCTGCCTTGTTCCCAGCTTTATAAGCAGTTTTCATCTTATTTTTATAAATAACTCGTTCTTCAAACCATTTTGCTAGAATTGTTTTTAGTACCGAATCAAAATCTGTTCTATACATAACCCCATTAGCTGAGATTGATAAGTTAGAGGCTTCAATTAAATCAATAACTTCTTTAACTTTCATTTGGGCTGTTTTACGTTTTGAATTTTGTACATTCAAAATCATATCTTGATCCATTTTCTTTAGATCATTTAGACCATAGCGGTTATTGAATATTTCTTTCCCTTCTACTACCACCTTCTCATCAGGAATCAATATACGCCCAACAAGTGTTTCTTTACCGATATTAAGCGACATTATAATGGAAGGATACAGTGAAGTTAAGTCCTCATCAAACATGTATTTATATAAACCTGCTTGAGGACAGAACAAATATCCTCCAGCGTAATTCTTCTTAGTTATAGGATTACGATCTCGAGCAGGTGGAATAATACCTTGAGACAATAGGTAAGCGGAAATAGCACCATCATGAATCAAACTGTTTTTATAAACATCTGAATATCTGATTTTACCTTTATGGGCTAGGTTCTTTGTTAAAGGTAGATACTGGAATTTTTCATCTAGTGCTTTTAAGATTTCAACGTCTCGGAAGTTGTACTTAATAAACTTTTGTTTGTCTTCTTTAAATAAACGATCCAAACTTCCATCATATTCAATCTTTTCTAGGTTAGCATATTTTTTACCTAGATAATCCAGTTTATAAGATGGTTCATCTTTGAAACTAAACTTTTTATGTAGTTTCATATAGTCTAGAGATTCTAGACCTGCAATATCTAACCAACGGTGATCATTCCATTGTGACTCATCTCTAACCCATCCTATTGGGGATAACATACTAGCTACCTCTTGATCGAATATATTACACATTCGATAATATAGGTAAGGTATATCGAAGTAATCACTGTTATAACCGACTAATATGTCTGGGTTGATAGTGCGAATTGCTTCTAGGAACTTCATTAGAAGTTCTTGCTCGCTTTTTAAGGGAATAATTTTTCTATTTCCTTCAATGGTTTCTTCTAGTTCACCTTTTTGATCTAGAATCAAGATAACCCATTCATCTTTTTGTTTGTACCACCAAGCAATTGAAGTAACAGGTTTAGGAGCACTTCGGATATAATCCTCAGTTAATGCTCCCCCCATTTCAATCTCAATATCAAAGAATATTTCTTTATGACTAGTTGAGGGTTCATCATCAGTTCCATATTTGTCAATTAGAAACCTTTGATAAGGCTTAATGTCATGGAAATGAAGTTTAGTATTGTCTCTAGACCATTTGGTTACCTTACGAAGTGATTCATGACGTAGACCTCTAATATCAGGATTAGAATCTATATCATCACACTCTTCATAAGCATAATAATTCCAAGTTAGTGTTTTATAACCTTCATCATCCCATAAATGGATTCTATAATTGTTAGAGTCCTTTATAGGTTGAGCATGACATGCTTTATAACTCATTACTTAAAAAAATTGCTTCAAATCTGGTTTGAAGTAATTAATTGATTTCATTACTTTTTTGTCTCGGCTACGATATACAACATACTTGTCACCAACCTGTTCATAATGACAAGGTTCGCCTTGTTCTTGGGAACGAATTTCAACAGTCTTTTCTGCCTCTTCTTTAGTTCTACAAGCCTTAGATAAATTCGACGCTTGTACTTCCAAGTAAGCCGGCCAAATTTTAGACTTAAGACCATGAAGCATAGTACCGTTCCCAAGGGAAACATAAGCAATGTCACACAACGCATCCAAAACTTCCACGATGTTTTGGGTTTCACAAGCATGTTTATACTCCTCAAGTTCTTCCAAAATGAAGTTGTATACGAATTCCCATTCAGCTCTATCAGTTGGTATTTGTGGGACATAATTATTAGGTTTATTCATTAAGCTATTGAACTCTTCAACCTCGCTTACGAATGGTACATATTGTGAATTAAAAAGATTTTCAATTCTTTTAGCAGTTTCTTCAGCCCAATCCATTTCAGGATTACGAGTTACTTCATCTCGGTCATGGAATGAACGAAACATTCCTAAACTATTAATTAGTTCAATAGTGATTAGTTCTTTAAATTGAGACATTACCATTATTAATTTTAAGTGAATCAAAAAATTCTTTACGTGCTTGATTTTCATTATCCATAAACACACCTGATGCTTTAGTAGTTACCATAGCTGCTCCTTGGTGGTTAATACCTCGGCAAGATACGCAATTGTGAGTGGCTAC